ATGTTCCCGCCGCCCCAGCTCGGTCCGGCCAGCGGCACCGGCATGTAGGGCGCCGCGCCTGGAATTGCGTTTGCCTGGGCGCCGTATGCCTGGCGCTGTAGAGCATCGGCTTGGTTGCCGCCGTACTTTCCGGCAAGAGCCTGGACTATCTGCTGCACGCCCTGGGTCCAGGCGTGGATGGGCTGCTGCGGATTGATGCCCTGGGCCTTGTTGGTGTTGGCCTGGGCGTAGGCCGATTGGATCTGCTGTGGCGTCGGAATCTGGCTGGGCGCTACCGACTGATTCGGCGAGAACGAGCCGGGGGTGAGTGTGGGGTCCATTAAGATTCTTTCTTAGGTCAGAGAGCCATGGCCGCGTAGGGCGCGATGGCCCCGGCCGTGCCGAAGATGCCCTGCATCATCGCGTTCTGCTGGGCCAATTGCGCTTGGTAGTCGGCCAGCTGCGCCTGGTTGTAGGCGCTGTACGCGCCCTGCTCGGTCGCGTAGTTCTGGTCGATGTCCGACTGCTGCGCGGTCGTGGCGCCGGTGAGATTGGCGGGCTGGTCGTTGAGCGCGGCGCCGGTGACGTTCTGGGAGATGGCGCTCTGGGGCGCGGCGAAGCCGCCGAGGGACTGGGCCAGCGATGCCGGGAGGCCGTACTGGGTCGTGGCCTCGGACATGATCTGGGGTTGGGTCTGGGCGATGAAGTTCTGGGTCGAGAGGTCCTGGTTGTTGGTCAAGGCCCGCATGGCGTTGTCGTAGCCGGGCTCACCCGGCTGGAGACCCTGGTTGCGCAGCTGGCTGTCGAGCTGGGAGGTCTGGGTCGTGAACTGGGGCTGCTGGTAGGCCAGCTCCTGCTGGGTCAGCTGGCCCGTGATGCCGGAGGTCTCGTTGCCGATCACCTGCTGGGGCGTCTGGGCGCCGTAGTTGGCCCCCTGGAGCAGGCTCCCGGCCTGGGTGCCTGCGGTGGCCTGGGTGCCCTGGAGGGTGTTGAGCAGCTGCTGTTGGGCGGGCGAGAGACTGACGTTGGCCGAGTAGATCGGCACGCCGCCTGGGCCGGTCCCGGTCTGGGTGTACGACGTGTTGCCGTAGGGGTTGGACTGGTTGTAGTTGCTCCCCGCCTGGGAGGCCTCGCTCGCGGTGGTGTTGATGCCTTGCTGGGCCGCCGTCACCGCGTTCGGGTCGAACACGTTGGGCTGCGTGAGCGGCGTCTGAGCGGTAGGTGCTGCCGGGGACGAGAGGCTCATGCGTTAGAATCCGTAGGGGTTCTGGTTCTGCGGCGCTGCGACGGGCGCGGTCGCGTTGCCCAAGAACGACAGGGGGTTGGCCGGGGCCTGGGGGGCGGCCGGCGCCACGGGGGCCGCGTTCTGCGGCGCGAACGACGCGGGATTTGCGGGTGCTGGTGCCGGGTTGGCTAGCGCGGTGACCATCATATTGGTCGCGCCCGACGTCACCCCAGGAGGCACCTCCTGTGCTGCGCCTATAACGGGCTGGAGATTGTTGGTCGATGCCGCCCCGGTGACCGGCTGGAGATTATTGGTGGCTGTGGCCTGCGGCGGAGCCGGTGTCAGGGACCCGAACATGCCGCTTCCCAGGGCGCCGCCCTGGTTCTGGCCGCCCCAGTCCGTGAACAGGGATGACCCGCCCAGGGGCGACTGGTCGCCCGTGTTCTGGCCGTAGGGTGACGAGAGGCTCATCAGTGCGACAGTGCCCCCGCGGCCGGGTTGAGCGCGTTGGCCATCATGCCCGGGCTGGGGTTGAACGGCGCCGCGCCGGTGCCGCGCATGCTGGCCGGGAGGAAGCCTCCGACGCCCGGGGTTTGGGCCATTCCCGGCATGCCGGTCGGGGCCGACGCGTTGGAGCCCTGGGGGTTGAGCCCCTGCTGGCCCGGCACGTTGTACGCCTGGGTGTTCTGGCGGTTGGTCTGGGGGGTGTTGTAGCCGGGGGGTGGGGCGAAGAGCATGCTTTACTGTCCCCTTTCTTGGGGGTAAGATTGTAGTTGGATGCTAACTTCTGCAATGTCGGAGAACCCATGAGCATCATCGAACAAGTAACAGTCCTGGAAGGCAAACGAGGCGATTGGGCCATCGAACGCTTCGAGGTTACGAAGCATGACGCCATGATGGGCACTATCAGTGCCATGCAGCACGGGCGCGGCGCTATCTCTCCCGGCATCTATACCCGGCTACGGCACGCCAAGCGCGGCATCGTCATGAGCGACACACCGGACGAAATGCGCGACCACTACTCCATCGTCTGCAATGCCAAGGATCATGTTCTACTCAACGGCCTTGGGATCGGCATGGTGCTCGCCGCTGTACTTAAACGGGTTAGCGTCCAGCGCGTCACCGTCATTGAGAAGGACGCTGACGTGATCGCATTGGCTGGCCCGCATTACGCGGCAGACAAGCGCGTGGAGATTATCTGTGCCGACGCCTTTGAATGGCAGCCGCCGAAGGGCACCCGCTACGGCGCCGCGTGGCACGATATTTGGGACGATCTTTGCGGCGACAACCTGCCCGAAATGACCAAGCTAAAACGCAAGTACGGGCGCCGCGTCGATTGGCAAGGTTGCTGGGGCGAATACTACATCCGCCGATATGCCGGTTAACTGAGGTTTAACAGGCAACCGCAGCCTTGATCTCGACGCCCGCAATTCGATCCATGTCCTCGCGAAACATGACCAGTCTCACGCCGGTGTTCCTGGCGCAGTCTCGCTGGCCGTAGTAGCGGCGCTGGGCGCCTTCGAGGCGGAAGCCGATGCGCTGGAGGGCACGGATGAGGCGTCTGTTCTTCTTAGCCGTGACCACGGTCAGGCGGGAGGGGTCGAAGGCGAGCGCGCCCTTGATCAGGCCTCGAACGATGCCCGGGGTGAGAGTGCCGCGACCGTAGTAGGAGCCCTCGACGTTCGAGCCGTTGAAGTTCTGGTAGAGGCCCGCGCCGATCAGCCTGCCTGTCTCGTCGACCACGCCGACGGCGCTGTTGTAGGGCGTCGGTCGGAACTGGTAGGTCCTGAATGCCCAGGCCGCGACCCGGGCGTCGTCTCCGAGCAGGAGGCCTTTCACCGTTACTGCGGTGCCTGTTGGAACATGGCCATCATTGCCTGATCTTGGGGCGTGGCCAAAGACGCCCCTGTTGTTCCGCCTAGAGACGCGTTCATGCCGTTGAGCAGAGGGTTCTGGGGCATGGGTGCGGCTTGTTGATTCATCTGGTTCGGTTGCTGCTGCAGCAGTGGATTGTTGTACGGGTTGGCCTGCGCTGACATTGCGTTTGCCTGACCTGTCTGCTGACCGTTTCCGCCACGCATGAGGGCCATCAACATCTGGAGGGCCTCGGGGTCGGGTGCCGGCTGTGTTGGATCCATTACTGGGGCCTCTGTTGCTGTTGCGTCGGTGCGAAGGCGGTCTGGGCCTGTTGGTTATAGGGATTTGTCAGAGGCGCGGCCGAAGACTGTCCGCCGCGCAGCGGGCTGTTGGCGTAGAGCGGCGAACCGAGGCGACGCATGAGCGAAAGTTGATTTTCAAATGCGAAGGGCGACAGACCTCCGGCCAGCTTGGGCGTGCCGGTGCTTTGGCCCTGGGAGAGGGCCTGCAGCATCAGCTGAGTAGACGGATCCATCAGACGAATCCTCCGAACTCAAGAATTGCGTTGAAGGCGTTGACTTGGAGCACTGGCGCTCCCCCGGCCCCTTCATCAAATTCCGCCGAGTCAAACAACGCGATATCAAATTCCCCGAGCCCCGAAACCGGTGCGGGAGCAGAATTAACTTGCATCCTAACGGCCAGCGCGTGTCCTATAGCCTGGACCGACAGCCACTGGACGATGGGCTGGGACGGCTGTGGCCAGACCGCGACGTCCCAGATTGACACGTCCCAGGTGGCGCTCGACCCTGGACCGATGACCGTGACCGGGGCCGACGGCGCGTTGTTGGAGAAGTCCTCGTCCACGCTCATGGTCGGCGTGACCACGCCGGAAGCGGTCAAGAGCGGCTGGACCATGGTCATGCGCTTGATGCGGCCCGGGTCGTCGAAGTAGTTGAAGGCGCACTGCATGTCCGAATAGATTGGTAAGTTTAAATCTAGCCCACCAGTGTAGGCTAGATTTACGTTTCCGTTGTTGTCGCCGAAGTAGAGCGCGTCGTTGAATATCTCGAAGCAGTTGGCGTTCCAGTTGAGGAACCTGCACCACGCGCCGGTCAGCGAGTTCATCACGAACTGCTGCTGCTGGGAGTTCTCCGAGATCGGCACGTTGAGGATGGCCAGGGCCTGAGCCGGGTAGGAGATCAGCTGCCAGCCGAAGTTGTCCCCGGACTGGGCCGCGGCCGTGGCCATGGCGTTCTGGATGCGCGAGGTAAGGGCTACCGATCGATCCGCACTTGGATCGAATGGTAGCACCTGGCTCAGCGGCAGCACGCCCTGCTGGGTGATGATGGCCACGTCCGAGCCTATTGGGTAGAGGCATCGCCTGCCGAGCGGGGGCGCGACGTTGAAGGTCCCCACCAAGGTCCAGACGCTGGCGTTGGTCGGGTCCAAACCAGCGAAGACGCTGATCTGGCCCCGTGACGACATGAACACGGCGTAGTCCTGGGGGCCCTCGCCGCCGTCCACGGTCCAGTCGGCCATGGCCACCAGAAAGCCGCCCTTGGACCACAGGGCGCCGAAGTCGAGCGTGCCCGCGATTGGTCCCATGATGGCGTCGGTCGGCATGTAGGCCACGACCGTGGAGTCGTTGAGGACGTACCAGATGCGCCGGCCGTAGGCTGCGAGGTTGACGATGTCGGCCGTGGTGGCGCTGCCGGGGAGGCCCGTGATCGACGGCTGGGTCCACGACGTGCCGTCGAACATCTGGAGCAGGTCGGCGCCGTTGCAGCACTGGATGACGCTCGACCCTCCAGCCGGGGTGTAGTTGAGGTACTGCCAGCGGTTGGAGACCAGGCCGGTGACCTGGGGCACGGCCGAGCCCGCCGACACCTCGTAGATCGTGCCGTTGGACGCGGCGAACATGGCCTCGGACCCCGCCGCCGGGCGCCGGACCATTATGGTCTCGACCGGGGTCGTGTCGAGGATGCTGAACGGGCCGTAGCCCTGGCGCAGCTCCACCCAGCCGGTGCGGGGGACCCAGTTGTCGAGGATTGGCGAACGCTTCGGATCCATTGCGGCCAATGGACTAATCGCATCCCATCCCTCGGTAGGAACCGGTACCACGCGAGTTTGGACGTCGGGGGCGGCGAAGGGGACCTTTGCTACCGTCTGCGATTTTCTCGTCTTAACCTCCCGTTAACGCGGACGTGTTAGCATGAATTGTCATTGAAAATTCATGCACCGAGGAGGTCTACTATGAAGATGCTTGGTCCACTAGAACTGGTCTCGCTCGCGCTGTTCCTGTTCACTGTTGCGGTGTGGGCTGAGATACTTGGCCACGCAGCGCGTTGAGCATCTGGGCGTTCGGGTCGCTGGCCCCCTGGCCAGCGGCCAATCCGCCGGCGGTCAACCCACCCGCCGCGAACATCGGGAAGCCCTTGGTCAGGGCGGCGCGCTTTAGCTCGGGGGTGATGGGTAGGACGTGAATTTTCTGTTGCCCGAGACGCTCTGCTTCTGCCCATGCGTCATCTGCCGTATTGTGACGAGAAATAATGTCTGGAGAGTTTCGGCTTTCTAACCTGAACGGTGGACTATAACTATCCTGCATGACCTTGTAGTCGCCAGTATCAATCGAGCTAGGCTGGACTCTCGCCCCGTACTTCTTGCCGATGGCGTTGGCCTTGTCGACCAGCATCTTGTCGTAGAAGCCCCTCATGCCCTCGCCGCCGACTTTTAGGTCCAGCCCTTCAAGATTGTGCCGGTCTATTCCGAGCATATCCTTCTGCGGAGATTGCGCGAGAATCTTCTCGGCCGCCTCTTTCCCAATTATGTCAGGGAGCTGCTGTGGCGTAGCACTCTTCCAGATCGACGGCCTGTCGGGCGGATCGTTCTTGGCCCAGACATTCAGATCATTACTCTGCGGTGTGTATTGAATGCGATTGACCTGCTTGCTCAGATCATACCGGTCCGCCTGGACGTCGCCCGGGGTCCAGGCCAGCTGGTCGTAGCCGTTCTCGGCGGCGTGGCGCACCATGCGCTTTAGCATGAGATCGGGCCAGGTCTGCTTGAAGGGGGCGTCTGGAACTACGCCCATGGTTCTGGGGTTCGCAAGCTGTGCATGAAGTTGATTGCCGACTTGAGACTCGTCCTTGATTTGACTGATTAAGTCGCTCACCTTAGAAAGTCGGTCTGCGCCCCCGTTGGCGACGTAATCGTCATGCGCCGATTGTCTTTGCGTCTCAAGTGCATCGCGCCGTGCATTGCTTTGATTGATTTGATCTTGAATGTTGGACTGAAAGCCTTGGTCTTGATACCCTTGCTTCCGTCCTGCCTGATGCCAGTCCGACTGCAACTCCTCCAAGAACAGCGTCTTCTGCGGATCGCCGTTGGCGTCGGGAATCATGCGGTCGTTCATGCGGGCGTGGGCTATGACGTTGGGTTCGTCCCAGTGAGACCCGATAAAATTTTGCTGGTTTGACGGGAGGCCGCGACCTAACTGTAGATTCTCGTCATAGGTGAGATCACCCGGCTTCTTGTTCAAAAGTTCCTGATACTCTGGCGTGCGCTTGTCCGGCAACGTCATCAGCATCTCGTGGTAGTTTTGGCCGCCGGGGAGCTGGTACTGAGAGAACTTAGTCTCGCCAGGGAGACGATCTTCGCCGAACTCTGGCGCGGACCCCAGTGTCTGCCCTTTGTTGACCTCCTTGAGCTGAACCTGGTTGGCGTTTGCCCACGACTGCATATCCTCCTTGCTCAGCTGGCCCTTGTCGGGGAGCGCCCCCATGTACCCCAGCTCCTCCTGCTTGACCCCGGGCTGGTTGCGCAGGTAGCCGAGCCACTGCTCTGGCGTGCCCTTGGTCAGCTTGGCGTCCTGGATGGCCTTGGCCGCGGCGCTGTAGAGGGGCGGCGCGAGCTCCTCGGCGGCCTTGGCGACCGGCCTCAGCTCGCCCGCGCCGGGGAGCAGGCCGAACGCGGCCGTGGCGGCGAAGCCCTGCTGCTCCTCGGGCGTCATCTGGCCGCGCAGGGCCTTTACGGCGTCGTTGACTCCGGTCAGGTCGCCCACGCCGGACATCACTTGGTTGGGCTGCGGCGAGGCGTTGACGGGGGGCGGCGTCATGCCGAGCTTCGGCGTCTGAAGCGGCTGCTGGATGCCCGCTATGGGGTCGTCGGTCGGGTACTGGCGGTTGCCCAGCAGAGCCTGGATGATCGGGTCCACGTCAGGCATGCATCATCACATGCTGTTCGTGCCAGGAGGACCTGGGAAATAACCGTCCTGTACCTGGTAAGAGTTTATGAGGATACTTCGCGCTCTACGAACCAGCGCCAGCGTGGGCGCCGCGCCATCACGCGCTATCAACTGCTCGACGTAGTCGACCCACCGATTCTGCAGCGTGACGTAGCTACCGAACCCCTTGACCTCCCAGAACATCCACTTGATGCCCATGGTGATGGCCTGGTCGTCCAGCAGGGGCTGGTCGTCGTCGTTCATGAAGTATTGGGCGAACGACGTGTTGCTGCCGTTGACCGCCACGGCGTCGATGCTCAGGTACTCGAACACCAGCTGCAGCGGGTTGGCGATCTCGAAAGGAGCCGGCCATATTCGAAACTGGTCCGCATACGGACCTAATTTTCTAAAATGCCGACGAGGCCCGATGGCCACGATGCCAGACCTGTGCCACTGGTCCATCTGGGGCGAGTCTGGCCCCAGCAGCTCCCACCGGTTGGTCCGGTCCCACATGGTCCTGTTGTTGAACCAGTCGAAGCCGGAGGGCATGGCAAAGGTGTCCTGGCCGAAGGATATGGGCTGCCCGGCCGAAGCCCCGGTTGCCTCCATGCTCATGACCACGGTGTTGGCGTCGGGCACCTCGATCACCCGCGCCGCGGCCGGAACGGCGTTGGCCGAGATGGCGAAGTTGTTGGGCGTGATGCCGGCCGTGGATGGGATATCGATGACCGTGTTGAGCGACCCCGCCAGGATGGTGCCCGTGGTGACGACCGGGGGCTGGACCACCAAATCGAACTCGAACTGCTGAACCGTCCAGCGGTTCATGCGCCTAAGCTCGTCCAGGACCCGGTTGGCCAGGGCGTACATCTGTATCGTAGTCGGGTCGGTGTTGCCGACAATCGTAGCTGACTGCGGCAACCCGAGCTCGGCCTGGGCCTGGTTGATCATCTGGAGGAGGGTCAGAGACATAGATCAAGCCCTCCCGTCAGAGTGCTGTTTGCAACAGTAACCGCTCAAGATGAGCGGCTACTACGCCGTCTTGACTGAGTAGTACTGCCCCGACGCCACCTGCCACGCGATCATGGCCTGACCAGACGCGAGGGTGACCGAGCCATTGAGCACGCCGTTCATGTATCCGCCTACGCCAACGAAGACGATGGGCGACGCGGCCGAGACGGTGCCGTAATTGAGCCAGTAGGGCGAGAACAGCGACCGGCTGGCGATGGTCGTGGCCGTCGCGGTCGGAAGGTAGAACGCGGTCTGGGACGACTGGGCGTTGAGGATAGCGTTCCTCGTATTAATTGGCGCAGCCGCCGCCTGGGTCGTGCCCGTGCCCGCAATGGTCGTTGGGACGCCACCGAGCGCCGAGGCAAGTATCGGTGGCATTCCGAGGCCAACGAGGTCTCTTGAATCAGTCACAGTAGATCTCCTTCTTCACCCCGTCGGGGCGTGGTTGGTGTTTGAGCTTTAGACCGTCGCCTTCTTGCGACGGGTCTTCTTGTCGGCCACCTCTTTCGTCACGTGGGTGGCGTTGATCTGGGCCGTCTGGGCGTCGAAGGCCTTGGAGATGGGCTGGCCGTCGGGCGTCTTGGGGAACTGGGGCTGGCCCATGGCCGCCGCGATCATGGCCTGCATCTCGGCGCGGCCCACGACGTCGGCCTGCTTGCCGGTCTGGAGTCGCGCGACCTCCTTCTTGAGGAGATCGATCTGCTGAGCCTGGACCCGCAGCTCGGAGTCGCGCTGGTCGAGCTCGCGGCGCATGGTCGAGGCGTTGACGCCCTTGTTGGCGACTTCGAGGTACTTCTGGGCGTCGTTGACCCACTTCTGGGCTCCCATGCCCACGCTCTCGATGGCGTGCGCGCTGAGCTCGGCCAGCTGCTCCACGGTGAACACCCCCGCCGCGCGGCACTGGGCCTCGATCGACGGGTGGTCGGGGTAGAGCAGGCCTATTGGCGTGCCCTCGACGGTCTGGGCCTTGTTCTGCTGGAACTGGCTCCACTGGAGCGCCCAGCGCATCTGGTCGTTGCGGTTGGCCGGCCGCTCGTTGATCTGGGTCCGCTGCTCGCCCGGGGTGAAGTACTTGACGTAGATCACGTCGCGGAAGTAGGGGCGCCCCTGCTCCTGGCTCTTGACCATGTCCTGGACCGAGCGGTTGTAGAACATGACCACCTGGCCGTCGGACTTGCCGTACTGGACCGTTCCGGTGTGGCCGTTCCAGTTGATGTCGGACGGGGAGGCGAAGGGGGTGGGAGAGAGGTCTTCCATATTTTGTTCCTTTGGGGTTTACTAGTGGGCTAATCGGGGTTATGGTCGTATCGTTCGATCAGGAGACGACCCATGAAAGTTGAGTGGCATGCTGGTGACATACGTCCTGGCCGCATTGTCGGGAAACCAGGACGAGACGAGCAGTGGTTAATCGGCTATCGCATTTCAGATAAGGACAATGTTTATTGTCTCATCAGCTATAACGCCGACGGTTTTATCTCTGCCCAGGGGACTAAAGAAGAAATAGCAAATCACCTGAATGCGGCGGGCGAATTTCCCGCCGAACTACTCAAGCTGCTCTGATCTTTCGCGACTGGACCAGCTTGCGCAGGTCATTGGCCACGGTGTGCATGACCGAGTCCCAGTCGCCCGGGCTCGGTTGACGATAGTGAGTGAGGGAGGGATACCAAGGGGAATCCATCCTTGCCCCCATCCACCGCCAGCACCCGTCGTAGCGGCCCAGCATCCAGGTCGGGATGCCCAGGGCCCCCGAGAGGTGGATGACCGAGGTGTCGACGCTGATCACCAGGTCCAGGGTGCTCATGAGCGCGGCCGTGTCGTAGAAGTCGTCGCAGTCGTCCATGCAGTGCAGGATGGTCATGCCGGGGGGCGGTCGGGTGACCTGGCCCTCGGGCTCGCCCTTCTGGAGCGACACCCAGCTTATCCCGGGCACCTGGGCCAGGGGTGCGAAAGATGCCAATGTCGTTGACCGCCTGCGGTCGATGGCGCTGGCCCCCGGGTTGCCTGTGCGGTTGTGGCCCCCCCAGCAGACGCCCACGCGGAAGCCACGGAACGGGAGCTTGGCGTACTCCTTCTCGAAGAGCGCCTGTCGGTTCTTGTCGGCGTGGACGTAGGGGACGTCGGCCGGCACGTTCTCCAGGGTCGTGCCCAGTATTCTCGGCGCCGTCATCATGGGGCAGCCGTAATCTACTTGGGGGACCTGCTCGCCGAACACGACCACGCCGTCGATGCCCTCCATGGTGCGGGCTATGCGAGCGATGGGCTGGCGGACCTCGATGTAGACCCTGCCGCCGTACTTCTTCTTGATGATTGGGGCGTAGCGCATGAACTGGAGCGCGTCGCCCATGCCCTGCTCGCCGTACAGTAGAAGGCTCTTGCCTTCTAGTGGCTCGCCGTTCCACTCGGGGATGCCCAGGCCGCGTGGCGGGAGTTGGCTGGACTTCCAGCGCCAGTCGAACTCTTTCCAGCCCTCCTCCATCTGGCCCGCGTCCAGGAGGGCGAAGGCCAGGTTGAGGTGGCCGTCGGCGTAGTCGGGCTTGAGCCTGACCGCCTCCCGGTAGGCCTTGAGGGACTCGTCGATGCGGCCCGAGGCCTTGAGCCCGTTGCCTAGGTTGAGGTGGGCCTCGGCCAGGGTCGGCTTGAGCCTGATCGCCTCGCGGTACGACTGCTCGGCCGTCTCGTACTGCCCGAGGTCGGCGAAGGCCGCGCCCCGGTTGTTGTGGAAGTTGGGCTCATTGGGGTCGGCCGCTATGGCCCGGTCGAAGTTGAGCACGGCGTCGAAGTTGTTGCCGAGCTGCTTTAGCACGCACCCCCGGTTGTTCCAGGCGGCGGCGAAGTCGGGCTTCAGGAAGATGGCTTCCTGCAGCTGGACCACGGCCGTGGTCGGGTCACCGTGGAGGTGGTACTCCATGGCCGATTCTAGCATCTCGGACGCGGTCTTCTTGGTGGTCAAGGCTGCTCCTATTTTCGGGGTTTACTGGGCTGGGCTGGCGGGCTAATATAAGGCCATGTATAACGCTCTTGGACGAAAATGGTATATAGGGCACATTCTTGATTGTGCCTACCACCTGGACCAGTACCCGCGGGAGTGCACGTGCTCGCGGGCGCTGTGGTTCTGGGGATGGTGATCAATGTGACATTAACAGGACGAATGTTGGGAGATTGAATATGGACAGGACTACTCAGGACGACATCCGAGGATGGTTGCAGCGCGGCAAGGACAAAGGAGCAACCCATGTTCTCGTGGTCTGCGATACTTTCGATTGGTCCGACTATCCCGTGTTCGTAATGCCGGGGGAGAACCTGCGTGAAAAGGCCGACAAAAACAATGGGCCAAACATGACGAAGCTGATGGAGGTATATAAACTTGACATGGATTGGAACGAACAGCTAAACCAAGTGCGCTCGTTCAATTATTGAGTAGCCGACTAACCGCCGATCAGTGCCCCAACCACTCCGGGTGGGCCATCGTCCACCTGACGGTCTTCTCCAAGGACGCCTCGAACGTGACCGGCAGTCTCCAGCCCATGGCGGCCATCTTGGATCCGTCAAGGGCATACCTGAGGTCGTGGCCCGGCCTGTTTGTGTTGGCGTCCATCATCTCGTACTCCAGGCCGATCCCCATGTGGTGCGAGATGAGCAGGGCCATCTGAAGGTTGTCGACCTCACGCTCGCCGACCACGTTGTAGGACCCCCCGACCGTGCCCTTCTCCATCACGAACTGGACCGCGGCGGCCACGTTGCGGGCATGGATGTAGAACCTGGAGCCAGGGGTCAGGCGGTCAGGTCCTGCGTGGATATTGACCGTCTCGCCTCGCAGCACTTTTGACATCACCAGCGGCACGAACTTCTCCGAATGCTGGCGCTCGCCGAAGACGTTCATCACATGTACAACCTTCACTGGAAGGTTGTACGTGTTATGATATGAGAGGGCCAGGAGCTCGGCCCCCGCCTTGGTCGCGCTGTAGGGGTTGCCGGGGGCGAAGCGGTCGGACTCCTTGTGCAGCGTGCCCAGCGGCGCGGGACCGAAGACTTCGTCGGTCGAGAAGTAGATGAACTGCTCGATGTCGTCTTCCTGCCGCGCCCACTCCAGCAAGTTCGCTGTGCCGACCACGTTGTCGTAGACGAACGGCACCGGGTCGGCGATCGAGCGGTCTATGTGGGTCGAGGCGGCCAGGTGCAGGACGACGTCGAACCTGCCGAGCTGCCTCTTGAGCATGTCGTTGATCGGGGCGCGCAGATCGTGGTAGACAAATCGACATCGAGATCGGTGCCGATCCCAGTTATCGGACTGGGAGATGCGGTTGAGGTTGCCCGAGGTGTCGAGGCGGTCGAGGAACACCACCTCAGCGTCGGTGTGCCTTAAGAGATGCTCGGCGACGTGGTGACCTATGAAGCCGGCGCCTCCTGTTAGGAGCACTCTCATATGTATTTCTCAGCCACGCCAGGATTATCGATGTCTAAAGACATGAACGTGTCGCCGCTAGGTAATTTTTGAAGTGTGATAAAATTCCAATTATATGAATAAAACGTAGGAACAGTTGTAGAAAGAATCACTGTTCTTGCAAATAACCTCATGTCTTGAAGACAACGATTTACGAGTGCTGATGCAATTCCTTGTTTGCGATGATTTGATCTCGTACATACCCACATTAATGAAAATGTATCCCAATCAACCCAACTTGCTCCGTATCCTGCCATACCTAAACGTTGATCGTCTCTTTCTGCCACATAAAACATAGGCCGATAAGGACACGATGATAGACCAAAGTTTAATTCGTTGTATGCAAGTCCAGCCGTTCGTTGATTCCAGCCATCTTTAGCCAACGCAACACAATATGGAATATCATCATAACGAAGTGGTCTTATTGAATAAGACATCACGCCGCCACCTTGGCCACGAGGTCGGCGCAGTAGGCGTCCCAGGTGTTGCGGGCCGTGCGCCGCGGCGCCCAGGGGGCGAAGTCGCGGTCGCGCGTGCCCAGAAACGGCCCGGGCTTGGACTCGTGGTAGATCACGGGGTCGGTGAGCGGCATCGTGAAGTGCCAGACGTTGGCACCCACACGGGAGATCAGGTTGCCGTCTCGGCCGAGCACCGTCTGGGTCAGGACGTCGCCCCGGTCGTCGAACGTGAAGACCGCCAGCCGGCCCTCGATCACGTGCAGTGACTCTGCCTTGAACACGTGGCGGTGTGGCGGGAAGTAGTGACCCGGGCGCTCCAGCACGACCATCTCGTGGAAGTCGGCGTCGGGCATGGTGTGGAGGCATATCCGGGCCGGGCGCCCGCACGCGGCCTGGCTCTCGATGATCAGCGCGTCGATCATGTGATCGTCCACGGCCACGGTCTGGTTCAGGGCGAAGAACGATACGCTGTGGGCGGTCAGGTCGCGCTTGAACTTGGTTGGGTCTAGTCTGAGCATTTTGGCTCCAAAATAAATGCGGCGATGTGCCGGCCAGTACCGTTGCCTGGGGTTTTATCCTCGATTGCAAGCCACCGAACATCACCCAAATTACGAACCTTGGTCCCGATAGCCTTCAGCAGCATCAGGACCCATTTGTCGATCGGGTAAACCAGGACCACGCGCTTGCCTTTAGCGTGTTCCTCGATGGCCTTGCGGACCCAGGCCGTGGCACCCTTCTTCTTGCCTTGATGGACAATCGAGCCGAACGGGGGATTGACATAATTTGATGTTCCCCATTCGCAGGTCAGGCCGTCAAAACCATCGGGCAGTGGATAGGGACACGGGTCAAAGTTGAAGTTGAACTCGTTGTTGAGTTGATCGTACAGGTCAGGCGGGGTCAGCCAATAATGCTTTTGATCTGCACTATTTCCCCTGTGAAATTTGTTGTCCGCTGGTAGTAGTCTACCCATTGTCCCTCATGAACTCCTGGCCGTAGCGGTCGATCATTGCGCCGACCTCCATCGGGTCGTAGCGCCACCTCTGTATAGCACGCTCGGAGGACAGGGTAAACGGCCGCTTGTCCATGGTCACCGACGACCAGTTGATGGTCATGTTGCCCATGGATTTCGCCAGGCGCTCTATCGCCTCTCGAACCGTTATGACCCCGCCAGCTCCGAGGACCACGGCGTCGTGGCCTTTAGCTTCGGTCAATGTAGGCAGGACATGGCCGATAAACGCGGCCACGTCCGCGACATGGACCGCGTTATTAAAGAACCCGTCGAGGCCGTAGGCGTTGATGGTGTCGCCCCGGAGCAGCTTGGCCGCCACGCCGGGGAGCCAGTTTCGCAGGTGCGCGCCGGGGCCGATCACCCCCGGCAACCGGAGGGAGAGGCTCGCGAACGGCTGCTCCATCAGCGCGCACTCGCACAGGTACTTGGTCGACCCGTAGGCGTCGGGGTTGGTCCTCGGCGTGTGCTCGTTGAGCACGGGCTCGGACACCTTGCCGTGGACCGAGATCGAGGAGAGGAGGACGAAGGCCTTGGTTTTCCAGTAGCGTGCCGCTTCCATCAGGTGCAGCATCGGCGGAACGTTGTCCCGTATGGTCTTTTCCAGACTCGCCCCCGATACAGGGTGAGTCGCCGCGCAGTGCACTACAGTCTCGAACGGCCCGTCGGCCATCACTGCGCTGTGACGCATATCGATGCCGGGAATCTCTTTGAACGCGTTGTGATACGTTCCTACTATGTCGTGGCCCAGTGATGCCAGATGTGAGGCGACGTGACCGCCGACGAAGCCCGCTGCTCCGGTGACCAGCACTCGCATTCTATTTGCGCTTTTTGTTTTCGGAAGGTCTAATCTCGTCATGTCCGACAAGTGCGTTCCAGACTTGTTCTATCAAAGCGTCCGCGTTTGTTTGATCCAGATGCATACCTAGTTCTCGGTAAAGAACACGTCTTGCCTTTGATCGTATCTTATTTGACATTTCACCGTAAAATGGTAAGGAACTCATGGTCTACTCCTTCTTGTCTCCGTGCACCATAACCGACCCGACGTTCCTGATCGTGCCTATGACCACGCCGTAGCGGTCGCGCAGCTCGACGTGACCGTGGGGCAGGTCGGGGTTGGCGTACACGGCCACGCCCCCGAACGACCCGACCGGGCCGTAGGGGTTCGGCGGGTCCCCGATGAGCCGTCCGTCGTCGATGGGCATTGCCGCCTCATTCTTTGTCCTGCCGGCCCACGCTGGCCGCCTCCACCATGACATCTGCTATTTTGAAAACCATCTAGGGGTACATGCCATCTGCACAATGAAAGCTGTCATGATACCAACAGACCAGCCAGCGACAAAAACATAAACCATATCGGTGTTCATTCATCTCTCCCAGTCTCCGCTGCCTCGATCACCTTGTCCGCCACCTCTACAGGGTCGAACGTGTTGACGCAAGCATAGTCTCGATTCTCAAGGCACCCGTGCGCCGTGATCACGTGATCGTAGCGCAGCGAGCACCCTACACAATCCACCTTGGCGAGTACAGGGTAAAATCTCTTGCACAGGCCGCCAAGTCTGTAGGGTCCACAAGTTTCCGGCAGGCTCATGGTCAGCAGGCCCACGGCGGGGGTGTCGGTTGCCGGGAGGATGCCGCCTAGGATGCCGGACTCGGAGGCCACCAGGCAGGCTGCTGCTCGGATCAGCGCGGCCTGCTGCTGGGGGTTGAGGTGGTTCCTGGTGTCGCGGTGGACGTTGTTGAGGTCGTAGTCCTGGCTGGTGCCCACGGTGATGATCAATTTTCCGCGCAGGACCAGCTCGTCGACCAACTGCTGCCAGAACGCCTTGGGCAGCGTGCGGAGCCGCTCGCTCCTGGCCGGGTGCATTATTATCGCGCCGCCTAGTTCCATGTCGAGATTTGGTACCGGCACAGATGCCAGCACCACGCCCTTGTCGGCGTCCGGGCCGCGGTCGCCGAACACCTCCTCCATGTAGGCGTCCACGGCCTGGACCTTGCGGAAGCGCTTCTCGAAGGCGAGGTTGAGGTCGATCACGCGGTCGTAGTTGCCGCTCAGGTCGAGCATGCTGCCGGGGGTCGCCGGGCCGGTGTGGATCCTGGGATCGCCCCAGCGGACGTGCATGTCGTTGCCGTTGGAGGCCAGGTCGACGTCGTCGTTGCCGGAGAAGACGTAGGGGTAGAAGGTGTGGACGTTGATCGTGGCGCCGGGGCCTAGTTCTTTCCTCAGGCGGCGAATGACGGGGGTCGTGCAGAGGACGTCGCCGAACGAGTCGCGGCGGGTGACCAAGACTCTCACGTGGTCCTCGCCTTGTCTGCCAAGAGCGATCGATACAGACGCCACGCGCGTTTCTTGCGGCGTCCAGAATTTTGTCTCCACTCATGGTGCGCGGCTTTTATTTTATCGTCTAGGCTCATACTATTCGGATCTCCGGAAACGGCACGATGAACTTGGTGCCGCGGGCGCGGAGATCTTGCTCCTTGGCCAATATGTGGTCGGCGTAGTTCCAGGACAGCAGAAGCGCGTAGTTGGGCGAGTCCGTTTTCAATTCATCCGGGCTGACTATCGGGACGTGGACGCCCGGGACCATCTTGTCCTGCTTCGACGGGGAGCCGTCGACCACGAAGTCCAGGTCCGAGCCTATGCCGCAGTAGTTGAGGAGCGTGGTGCCCTTGGCGGGGGCGCCGTACCCTATGACCCGCGCGCCGCCGTCGACCAGGTCGTATACGAGGTCGCGCAGCAGCTCGCGGTGGGCCTGGGCTCGGGTGACAAAGTCAAGGTAGGTTTGCTCTTTATCCAAGGCTGCTGCTTTTTCATAGATCAGGCAATCAGCCACAGTGTCTCTGCGTGTCGGACGACTGTGACCGCAGTGGTCGGATTTTGACGCGAAAACTCTCAGCGACTCGCCGTGGTTCTTGACGATTTTAACGTCATAGGCGCGAAGGCCGGCGTGACCGAACAACTGCGCAAGCGAGTGCATTGAAAAGTAGCACAGGTGCTCGTGGTATACCTGGTCGTAGCCGGTCCGGTCGATCAGGTCCTTGACCCAGTGGGTCTCGAAGATGAACGTGCCGTCGTCGGCCAGGAGGTGGCGGACGCCTTTGAGGAAGTCGAGCAAATCATCGACGTGGGCCAGGACGTTGTTGGCGGTCACCACCTTGGCTTGGCCGAACCGGTCGACCACGCGCCTGGACGTGGCAGCGGAGAATGGCAGCGTGACGCTCAGGATTGAGTCAAGAGCCGGCGCGGCGGGGTCGATGTTGAGTACGCGTGGACTCTCGTTCGGAGATTGACTGCCTTTCACAAAATTCAGCAGTGTACCGTCATTTCCACCAATATCGACGACTAAGTCACCCCCAGTTATCAGTGGGTCGATTGCATCGTGTACATACTTGCGAAAGTGCTCGACCAGCGGCGCGCTCGCCCCGGTCGCGTAGGGGTAATCGCCGAACAGTATTGCCGGGTCGACCACGTCGGGGGTCTGGAGGAGCGAGCAGGCCCTGCAGAACGCCAGCGTTAACGGATATTGCTTCTCGTCGGCGGCGTTCTCGGGCTCGATGAAGGCGTTGGCCAGCGGCATCTCGCCCATGTCGAGGACCTCGACGAGGTCGCCGGACCCGCAGGCGCGGCACGTTGTTCGTCTGTGGTAGTCGGTCATCGCAGACGCCGGCTGTCGTTGAGCGGAGGCGCCGGTGTGGAATTATCGTGCAGAATTTCGGCGGCCAACTCGGGAAAATTTAAGAGCAAATTGAACACTGATTCTGACAAATGGCTGCATTCTCCGTCGAACACGTCGTTGTGGTTGCGATCAGTTATGCTCGTAAACTTGCCGCCATTGTCGCCATAGCCATCCTGCTGCTTCCACGGTCCAGGATGCTCTAGAATGACGTCGATGACGAGTTTAAGATAATCTTCAGTCATGCCGTCTGCTCTCTCATCTGGGCCTGGACCATCCTCATCTGGTCGTAGTGGACGTGCCTCAGCACGTAGTCGGGGGCCTTGGCGACGCGCTCTTCTATCTGCTCGGGCGTCAGAACATGGGGCCAGTTGAACATGCCGTGGAAGCCGAAGATGTCCTTGATCGGGCAGGCCACGGTGCGCTCGAAGCTGAACCTGTGGGCCAGCTCCACGGGCGCCCACGTGAACCCGGCGACCTCAAGGCGCGACCTGTACCTGCGGCACAGCGCGTCGTCCTCGGGATGCGCGAACGGGAGGCTGCTCCCGGCCATGTAGGTCGCCAGCCTCGTGGAGCGGATGCTGAACCCGCCGTTGCCTACATTCCTGTCTTCGCCGTACCACCAGGGGGCGCCGACGTAGTCGTAGGCCAGAAAGTCGCGGTCCCACCTGTTGACGTTGACGATCCAGGAGTCCCAGTGGACCACCATGAAGTGGTCGGTGGTCAGGAGCGGCGGGAGGGCGTACCACATGGCCCTCGTGGCGGCCTCGGCACCGGCGAACGGGTCGACGAGGTGGTTCCTGGCCTCCGGCACTCCCAGGTGCCTGTCGGAGAGCACCAGCACGTCGCCGAAGTCGGCCTTGTCGATGCACTCGTTGAGGGCCATGGCCGTCAGCTCGTGGCAGGCCGTGTCGATGGCCACCAGGGTCACTGACGGGAGGGCTAGTTTCTCGGCCATGGTCTAGTCGTACCAGTATGATTGAGGATTGCGGTATCCCCTAATAACGATCCAAAGCCCCGGACCACAGAACACGACTAGAAGCAATAGCGCAATTAGGTCTTTCATGGTCTAAGCGTCTCCCAAAGTACTCGCGGAACTCCACCAAACCCCACTGGGTCTCGTTTCACCTTCTCTGTGCTTGGCCACGCGCCCCTTGCGGGAAGTTCCTTTACCTTCAAGAACCCTGAGGCATGTAGCGAAGCACCGCTTTCGTCAGCCTGCGTGTATGTGATGCACCGACGATAACCCATTGCGTAGGCTGCTCGGCGACAGGCGCCGTAGAGCATAGAGTTAGCATTTTTCGTGCCGTCTGTACAGGTCCGATTTATCTCAATCGTCAGTCCATCATCAAAGTGTCGGGCAATAGGTCTTCCCGCCATTGCGACGCCGACCAGATCAGTACCTTCATACAGCGCGATGCTGAACTTGTGACCGCGTGGTGGCTTGTTGTGACGGTGTAGCTTTGCCACAAAAGCGCAGGCGGCTTTGAACGTGATCGGTCTAATCTCAGCCATCTGCTTCTCAAAAAACATGCGCGGCCCGCCAACTAAGGATACAGGCGACTTTCGGGGCTCCTATCTCAAGGTAACGGCAATGGCCGTCAGAACCCGCCGCGCTAGTTGGGCCGACCTTCTTTAGGGGGCGGCCGATCGTAGAACCTACTCATATGGGTCGGGCGCTACTCCGACCAAGTCGATGCACAGATCGTGTCGCTTCGAGAGATCACCAACGAACCTCTAGCAATCCCTGGCACAATGACTCTTACACTGTTGGCGTTAGTGCGCGTGTCTGCTTCCCACGCCGCCACACTTTCGGTATTGGTACTCTACCCCCTAACCGGGGGGTAGTAAAGCCCTTCCTTTAGTCCGCAGCGCCGACCGTCGGGTAGTTGAGGACGGCGTTGTAGCCGACCGCAGTGGCCGTCGGAACCTGGCTGAACACGATGCCGGAGACCGTGGCCGACGTGCCCGCGCCGCCCGTGGCCCCGACCTGGCCGGCGTTGGCCGAGGTGTGGAGAGCCGCGAACGTGGTGCCGAGCGACGGACCCGAGAGCACCTTCTGGGCGATGCCAGCGCGCTGGACCCAGAAGTAGTTGCCGGTGACCGTGCCCGACGGAGCCGGGACGTTGACCGAGCCGGTCGCCCCGCCCGTGACGCCAACCAGGAGGCCGAACTCGGTGCGGCCAAGGGTATTGGTCAGAAGGGCGACGGACCAGCTGCCGGGGGTCGGGGAGAACACCACGACAGATCCTGCCGCGATGGTGATCGAGCTGGTGGCGTAGACGAACTCGGAGCCGTCAGTTCCCCAGGCGAGCTCGCCTGCGAGGAACGGGGGCGCCGGGTACTCGGGCGTGCCGGTGTTGTTCTGGAACACGGCGTTGATGTCGATGCCGCTTTCCGTGGTGGTTGAGTAGATGAAAGCCATGAGGCCTCCTCCTTATCTTTGAGTTGAGTGTGACGGGGATGGTCTGACCGAGGAGGCGGCCGATTGGTTTCTGCCGCGGAAAATGGTGCCCCGCCGGTGATCAGCCGGCGAGGACTTTGCTTTAAGCGGTAAGCACGCCCTGAAGAACAGTTGTGTTATCGTTTTGGCTCTTTATCCAAAACTTCTGCAGGTCACCCATGCAGCTCGGACTATATCATCGCCTTGCGGCGCCGGAGGCTCGTGGTCGGATTATTCTTTCGTCACCGACTAGTCTCTAGACCTTCCGCAGCATTTTAGGTCTGCGGCTTGGTACGGGATTGTCTCTCGCGAGAGTTTCCCCGTTTCATCCGGTTTTCCTCACCTAAGTGAGGGCGCATCTTTCTACGCGTTGCTCAGGGTCATGTTCCCGGCCCATCCAATCAATCGGATCATCGAATTTGTTACACCGACGTTTGTCGGGGGCTAGTCGTTTCCGCTAACCTCTCTGCGTTCCCGCAGAGTCCAGAGCACACCTTCCCTTCCGGGGGTGACATCTGCTCGTTACACACGCTCATGCGGAGGTAATCTCCGCACGCTTGGTTCGGTATTGTCCTTCCGCACTGCATGAATTTTTATTGAAAATTCCTGCAACCGGGCATCGGATGTTCACCGACTTTGTCACCATTCCGCACACAGCCGTTTGTCTCTGCGGCGGGCCTGTCTGACTCAGTGAAGAGCCTGACCAGCGTCCTGATTGACTGAGAAGCGATCAGGGTCGAGCGGGACCATATTGCGTCGAGAATGTGGTCTCCAGTGAATGTACTTCGTATTCAGGCTTTGTTGTTACTGACCATTCAAATCAGGGACGGTCATTTCTGCCGTCCTCTCTACGTTCCCGTAGAGAACAGAACATATCTTCCCTTTCGGGGTTGGCACTTGTTCGTTACGCACGCCCGCGGTGGTTAGCCGCTGCTTGGTTCGGTATTGTCCTTCCGCACCTCGTCGAGGCCGGGCATCGGAGGTCCACCGAATTCGCCAACATTCCAATCAAGAGCACCTATTGGAGTCTGCTTTTTTAGAGCCTTAACCTGGAGTCTGATTCGTTCGCGCCATGCTACCAGAGCCTCTTGTTCAGGCTTGGACATGTACAGGAACTTGCCGCGATACGCATTCAAGTTTTCCTGAAAAATAAGAGCGAGGCGAGCCTGCTCCTTCTTGACGATCAGTTCATCGTAGATCAGTGTGATGAATGTTCGTGCTCGATTGCTGGCGAAGAGAACTTCGTAAGCAATCGAATGTTTTGGGTTTCTCAGGTCCTTGCGATGCGTAACTACGTTGCAATCGAACTCCTGGGCCAGTCCCTCGATCAAAGGCCGGTGGCACATATTTATGCCCGCTGTGAACATGTAGTACGGAGCGATCATCGTCCGTCTAGGCATTCTGCGGGAGATAAAGATGCAACCTTCACCGTCAAAAAGGCCGGCTAGGTACGAGGGGCTGAACTTCACTGGGTACTCCTATGGCTCCGTGATCACCGGCTAATTATACACCACCGGAATCTCAAAGTACATAGTCGTGCTAGGCGCACCACCGAGTGCCGACGTCGAAGTCGACACCTGCGGCGGCAGCGGATCCGAGGCGAAGCCCTGGAAGCCACCGTCGAGGACGACGTCGGCGTTCAGGTACTTGAGGCTCTGGAAGCCAGCTTCCGCCATGTCGGGAGCCGCATTTTCCGTCTGGATGCGCTGGATGGCCTGCAGCGCGTTCAGGTAGTACTTGTAGGTCACGTTGTCGGCGATGATCAGGTCCGGGAAGTCCCGGCCTCTGACCAGCATGACCCACAGCGCGTCCATCTGTTGAAGGATGGTTGCAGAACTGAGGACCGTGCCGCCGTTCGTGGCCGCGGACCAGGTCTGGTTTTGCCAGAAGGTCCATTGGCTTCGGTCGATGCCGCCAACGACGCCCGTGGTCGGGGAGGCCGCGACCAGCAGCTGGAGACCGCCGACCGAGTTGGTCACCGATCCGTCGCCGTAGATGCCCTGCGAGAGCTGAGGGCGTTAACGATGTCTGTTCTTTATCAGACACATACCGAACGTTACCGTCCGGATTGGACTATATGTTCAGGAGGATGATTGGACTTCTTACGGTTTTCTTCGGCAGTGAGAACTTGCAAATTCCAAGGAACGTGTAGACCGCTAGATAATTTACCGAGCAACGGGTAAATATGGTCGACATCGTGAGGAACGCCGGTTTCTCTGGTCTTTTGATTAGCTTCCCGATAAAAGGCACCCATCTGCATGACGTGTTCTTCGGTTAGCCATTTGGGTGTACGGAGGGCGCGTTTTTTCTGACTCTCCCGAGTAAAGTTGTGACTTCTTTCAGGGTGTATCTCACGCCACTTTCGTGTGCGCTCAGTCCTATATTCTGCGGTATCACTTTTGCCATGTATAAAGTGATTCTCTCTATGCAAGCACCCGCAACTCTGTGTGTGTCTGTGTCTAACATCAGCAACGCTGGCTGTTACCACCGTTCCGCAATCACACAAAAATTGCCACAAAGCTTCGCCGTTGGTGTTTGTCTTATTCGCAAAGCGAACCGCAGTTAGACGACTGAAACGCTGTCCAGTTACATCGATCCTAATTTTTGCTAAACGCAAGCCACACTGGTGTGAGCAGTAATTTTGACGATAGCCGCGCTTACTGTCAACAAGATACTGTCCTCTGACAAGTACGCAATTACCGCAGTCACACTGACAAAACCATTGGGCGCTGCTTTTAGCGCAGTTAGGGCCGCGACCGATAACAACCAGATGGCCGCTGCGTCTTCCCGTAAGATCGTTTACTCTAATCATCCTAGCCTGCTGGGCGCTCGTGGCGGGGTTATTCTTTCGTCACCCGCTAGTCTCTACACCTTCTGCACTCCTGAGATATTCTAGCCCATTGTGGTGGCCTAGTAAACCCTACACTTGCAGCTTGGCTCGGTATTGTCCACGTGGGAGTTTCACCGAATTCACCCAGTTTTCAAACGGCCACTCGACCGTTCATGAACGTATCTTCTGCGTTCATTATCCGCGATTCCAAAAGATCGATGATTGCCTCTTCACCGCTGTTCTGAAGCTCTTCCAGACCAGAGATGGAAACGGCAACCGCCGCCTGTCGGATCGGGTACTCCGCCGCAGTAAACACCTGCGAAGGAGCGATATTCAAAGTCTGATATCCCGAATACCATTGGAAAGTTTGGTTATCGGCGTAATTCAACTCCTGCACAATCGTGCGGCCACCTGAGAACGTCTTCAGGTTTCCGCGGCGAGTCAACCGAAGCAGAGCAGCGTTATTCCTGCTCATGTTGTCGGCTAATTCCCCGGTACGATTGCGAAGGGTGGTCGTGACGATTTCGCTTCAGGATTGTTACTAGAATCCGAACCACGGATTCCGACCAAATCATTTCTGTTTGGTTCTCTGCGTTCCCGCAGAGCTCAGAGCACATCATCCCTTCCGGGGGCGACCCATGCTCGTTACACACTTCATGCAGTTGTCTGCAAGTTTGGTTCGGTATTGTCCTTCCGCGCCGCTAGGGCCGGGCATCGGACTTCCACCGAGTTCGTCGCCATCCCGTCGAGTCCTTGTTCTACTCGACGGCCCTCATGCGAAGGTTGGGAAATGCCACAACTATCTCCTTTCGGGTTCGAGTTGCGTGGACCACCTAATGGATCGCGCGAGCCATCGCCACGCCAGTTTGTCTGACGGGAATTACTGCCGAACCCATCCCGGCCGCGTCTTGTGAGACTGCGATTTTAGGAAGAGGTAGTTGGTTGGGGTTTATCCGGCTGTGGCCGGCATTCTGTTTCGCAAGACGCCGAGCGGCATGCATCCGCTTCGAGGCTTCACCAATCTTGCGTTTATGTTCTTCTGTATGTTTTGTGCCGAGCATTCTCGCTCGACTTGCTACGCCAATCTTTCGTTTGGCTTCCTCGGTGTGCGTGATACCGATATGTGACGCACGCATTTTCTCACGAGTCTCTTGGGTATGCTGATGACCTAAGAGATGTTTGTTACCAAGAAGAGAGCGACCAATCTTTGCTCTAGACTCGACCGTGTGACCAATGCCACGAGATATTCGCGTCGCGCTGATCTTTTGTCGAGTCTTTTCTGAACGCGGGATGCCACGCAGCGTAGAAACATGGCCAAGATTGACCTCGCGTAATCGCGCCTTGGTCTTGTCTGTGTGACGTCGTCCAAAAAAGGCATTTCGACCCGCGACCTTTGCTAGATCATACTGCCAAGCTGCGACGATGCGGCCAGAGTGAACGCGCCGCATCATGACCAGCGCGCTCCACATGCGCCGCCGATCTCTACCCTCAACCATCTTAGTCAAGAGCCAGTGCGCCAGGAAGTGCTCGCGGAAAGTGAAGTTGACCAAGTTTCCGGCATTGTTGCCGCCACCGAACGCCTTCGGGATGATATGGTGGCGCTCAGTGTACTCAGTCACTTTGTCACGGGCTTTGGCCTTCACGACAATGCCGTGATACCAGCGCGTGTATTTATTGTCGAGAAACACGAGTTAGGCGATGAGCGAGAGCGCCACCAATTCCGATAGATCAAACGCGTGGTTCAGCATCTCTTCTTCAGAGTCGTGACACTCAAGTGCGCCGTCTACGAGTCGTTTCCAAATATCAGTCTGGGCAAGCAGGCCGATGGCGTTCTCAATGTTTTCGTCCTGAAGACAGTGCCCGACGAGATAATCGGCCTCCATGGAGAGCCGAACGGCCCTGGCAAACAGCCGCTTGGCCTCGTCCCGCTTCTTGTCTTGTTTCGCAAAAATTGCCGAAGTGCTACCGCTCATTCCATGCTCCTATGGTTAGAAGCATTTTGACTCAAATCTGGGGCCTAGTAAAGCTCTAAATCATACCCAAAATGGATGCGGCGGCGGCCAGACAAGCGAGCTAAGCCACGTCAGCAGGCAGGCCAGCGCGACGCCTGCCATGATCACCGCGACCAGGTGCCACCGCACCGCACTAGTAGTGGGCCACCGGAAAGTGTCCTCCGCTGAGCATCGAGGCGATGAAGGCGAGCACGTTGCTCGCGATCACGAAACCGATGCCGAAGGCGAGTCCGAACAACACGTTCTCGATAAATTTTGTCATCTTGTTTCCTTTCGCACTTACGCGTTGAGTTCTTCCATCGCGTCCTTGAGCGACTCGCGGACGCTGCGGCCCTTCTTGGCCTTGGGCGCCGGGGCCTGGCCTGGCGCCGACGGCGCGAGCGAGACGTTGGTCTTGCGCGCCTTGTCGGCCGCCGCCTGCTGGGCGGCCTTCTCCTTGGCCGCGGCGGCAATCTGGGCCGCCTGGGCGGCCTTCTGCTGCTCGGCCTGGAGCGACCCCCGGACCTCGGGGTTGGCGTAGATCGCCGCGTCGTAGGCGCCGTCGAGGTCGACCCTCCCGTCCTTCAGGGGAACGGCGCCGGACGCAATGAGCTGGCTCATCAGCACGCGGACCTTCTCGAAGTGCGGCTTGTCCTTGGCCCAGTTCATGAGGACCTCCTGGGTCTTGGCCTCGGACTGCTGCTGGAAGGTGTTCTCGACCGCCCCGATCTTCTGGGAGAAGGCGTTCTCCAGCTGGGACAGCTTGTTGGTGATCTGGTTGATGTAGTTCTGGACCGCGGGCGGCACGGCGTCGGCGGGCTGGGCTGCGGCGATCGGCTTCCCGTCGGCACCAACTGCCGCCGCTTGCGGCTGTTGATTGCCAGGCTGCGCGACTGGCTGCTGCTGTTGCTGCGGCACGAGCCTCCGCGGGTCGAAGTTGAACGAGCGGAGCAGCGCCGGGAAGGCGACGTCCGGGTTGCCCGCAAGCGCGTGGAACCAGGAGAACATCTGGTTGACGGCCTGGGCCGGGGTGTGGCCGTGGCGCCTGATGGCGTCGATGTGTGGCGCTATGGCGCCGTCGATCTCGGCGTACTTTCCTTTAAGCTCGTCGACGCCCTTCTGGACGTCGGTCTCGCGCTTGAGGACGGCGGCCTGGACCGCTGGCGGGAGTGCCGCCCACGTCTCTTTTGCCTCCTTGGGCCACGCGGCAGGCGCGGCGGTCTTGGGGGCGGTCTCCGCGGGAGTCTCGGCAGCCTCCCCGGCCGGTGCCTCGCCTTCCGCGGGCTGGGCGCCTTCGGCCTCGGCGCGCATCTCGTCGGCGGCACGGGCGGGCTTGTCTTTGGCCTTGGGGGCCTTGGGCGCGGGCTTCTGCGCAGGGTCCTGTAGCTTGGCGTCGGCGAACCCCCTCTCCAGGGACTGGCGGATCGATAATTTCTCGGTCTTCCCGTCACGCGGCTCCGGCGTGGCGGCCTCTCCAGCACCACCTGCGTCGGGCGGTGGTGTCTGCGGCACTGCCTCCGGCAGCCCGGCCTCGGTCTCAGGCGCATAGTACGGGAGAAATCGGTCTAAGAACTTGTTCATCGTGGTCCTTTCCTAGGCGGGGTTGTCCGGCCTGTTATCGTCTATGGCTCGTCTGATGATCGCCCGCAGCGTGTTGCGTCGTTCTGTTGACGTTCGCCTGCGAGGATCAAAGTCGTTGTATTCAATCGGCGGTAGTCGCGTGACGCGAACCTTCTCGGTTGCGATGTGACCGTCAGTACCAAAGTACTTCCGTCCATCCTTGTCTGTTACCCCGACGTTGTCGAGGAACTTGAGATGCGACCTGTGTCTCTTGTGGCGTTTCCAGAACTCCGGGGCATACTGGAGCCAGAGCTTGCGCAGCCAAGAATAATTCTTGGGGGGCGTGATCGGGATCATTGTCAGACGATCTCCAACCTGCCATAAGAACTCGTGATCTCCTTGCTTTATTTTTTGCCAGCTCGGATGAATCTTCACCGGATCGTCAAAGCCCATCTGATCTCCTGTCTACGCACGTCCTCCGTGCAGCTGTCGTCTGATCGACTCTCGTATTTCCTGGCGCCGAACGTGCGGGTTGAACGCGACGGGCGCGCGAGGCCTGCCTAGTATCGCCGGGTCGTTGCCGACCTCGACGCAGCCGGCGTCGCGCGTGGCCTGGCGAAATTTGTGCTTGCTCGTGTACGTGCGCCCGTTCGCCATGTGCTTGGTCGGTGCCATCTCGTCCGATATCACGTAGGCCGCCTTCCCGGCAAAGTACTTCGCGGGCGCCTTGGCCTTGTCGATGACCTTGCCGTTGTGGTAGACGTATGTGATCATGCGTCACGCTTAACGAGGCCACAAGCGTCTTCGACCTGTTTAAGATACCTTTCCAACGGCTCATGCTTCCACATGAGCGACATGCCTGGGTACCACCCCATATTCTCCATCGCATCCCAGTCTGGCATTGTGACCATCCACTTTCCATATGACCACCGCAGTCTGACCATCAGACCGTAGCTCGTGGGATCGTACTGCGGTGATGCATCGGCTGCGGTTATTCCCGTCGCGGCGAGTCCCGCTAACGGAAAAAGTGATCTACGCGAAAGCGTCATGTCTAATCTCCTACGATCTGTGAGTCTTGGTCGGATAATTCCTGGTGTAGTTGTCGGGCCTAGGCGTCACATGCTCAGCTCGCTGCGCCGCCGCCCGCGCCGGGCTGGCGAAAGGGTGGCGAGGCGGGCTGCGAATCTTCCAAAGGGGGGCCGCCGTTGGAGAGCTTGTTGATCGCGTCCTCTGCGACCGCTATGGCGCTCTCTTGGGCAGCGAGGTGGTCGTTCCACTTGCCAAACGCCCCGTTGCCCTTGGACTCCAGCGCGGTCAGGCGCGCGTCGAGCTTGTCGGCCTGGGCCTCAAGGTCGGCCACGATCTTCGGCGCGCGGGCCGCTATATTCTCAAGCTTGCTCATTCTCGTCCATCCTAGCCGTTCCCTGTCGCGCTCGACCATGAGTCGGGCGAAGTTGATGTAGAGGACAAGCGCGTCGTCGCGACGATGATCTCGTTGTCGGGCCGCGCCTCTACGTTCCTGCGGTAGTCCTGCCATGACTTGACCGTCGATCTTAGCCCGGCGACCTCGGCCTGGGCGATGCGGTCGTCGATCGCCACCAGGGCGATCTCCTTGTTGGTCACCGCTTTTCGATGATCGCCAGCATGAGCGCGACGGAGAAGATGTCCCCGGCCGTTAGGTGCAGCTCGTCGGCGAGCAGGTGGGCCTCGTCGAAGTAGCCACGGATGACGTCGGCGCGCTTCTCCAGCTTCTCGCGATCTTCCTTGCTCAGCTTGTCCTTGTCGATCAAAGCGCGCCTCCCAGCGATCCTGTTTGTTTTGGCTGCGGCGGGTTCATGGCTTCCATGGCGCCCATGTGCTTCTCGTGGTTCATCTTGGCGACCTCAAGCATGAGCTTCTGCTTCTCGATCTCCTGCTCCATGGCGCGCATTTTCATGTCCAGCATGGTCCGCTGCATCTCGGCCTGTGCGTTGGCCGCGTCGGTCTGGGCCTCGACCTGCTGGCGCTGGACCTCGGCCTGGGACTGCTGGGTGTCGGCCTGGCTCTTGATCTGGGTCTGCTGCAGGTCGGCCTGGCTCTTGATCTTGGCCTGCTGGAGGTCCGACTGGGCCGTGGCCATCGCGGCCTGGGCCTTGACCTGCTCGGGGTTGGGCGGGGGCGGTGCAGCGGCCTTCTGCTCGGCCAGCTTGTCCATCTCGTCGCAGAAGTCGTCGATCGCGGCCTCAAGGTCGCGGCCGACGCGGAACCCGCGCACGGCGAACTGGAGCATCTTGCCAAGGAGCGGGGAGGCCTGGGGCACCGTGGCGCCGATCTGGGCCGCGGTCTCGATGTACTTGGTCACGGCCTCGACGAACTCGATCCGGTCCTGCTTCTCCTGGGCCGCGTCGCCGTAGACGGTCGAGTCGACCTCGATGTCGACCCGGAACCCACGCAGCTTGTCGTCGCGCAGCAGGCCGATGGCCGCGGCAATTCTCTTGAGGCCCTCCATCTTGGCCATGAGCTCGGGCGGCATGGGAGGAGGGGCGGGCGGCTGAGGCGGCGCGACGCCGGCCGGGGGCTGAGGCTGCACGGCCGGCATTCCCGGGCGTTGGAAAGGCACGACGTTCTGGCCCGGGGGCATCCCAGGCTGGCCTGTAGGAGGCGGCACAGGGCCGCCAGGGGCGACCATAGGCGCGGGCGGCTGGCCCGGGGCGGCTGGCATCCCCGGTCGCGGCAACGCGGCCTGCGGGGGCGGTGGCGGCATTCCTGGGGGCGGTGCTCCCGGCTGCGGAGGCTGGAGCGAACTAAGGGTGGGCATGTCGGGGGAGCCCAGGCCCTCCTCGTAGAGCGCGCCCGAGACCTCGATCAAAGATTGGGGCGAGAAGTGGGTCGACATGACCTCGGCCATGAGCCGGATCGTGTCGCGGCAGAACCTGGCAACCTCGTTCTGCAAATGCGTGAGCCGCGTGCCGGCCGAGTTGGACTTGAGCTTCTGGCCGCCCATGGTCTCGCGGGCGTCGCCCGTTCCGCGCATCACGTCGGTTATCCCGGTGATGCGGTCGGCCTCGGCCAGGACCTTCTCCTTGACCGCGGTCAGCTCGTTAATGACGCCGATGATCTCCTTTAAGGGGAGGAGGCTCATCGCGCCGGAGACGCCGCCCTTCTCGGCGAACGCCGCCCAGTTGTCGACCGGGATCAGTTCGTTCTCGACCGACTCGTCGAGCAAGCGCTGGATGTTCTTGTCGGCCGCGTTGTAGAGGCCCGCGACCTTGCACGCCTTGACCAGCATCGATATGCGCTGGGTCAGCTCATCGACCTGGATCGCCTGGTCCTGGTACTGGATGTAGAACGGGACCGGGATCAGGGTCGTGTTGGTGGCGTTGGCAAGCAGGGGCCGCGGCACCGGGAAGAAGTCCTCCAGCTGCAGCGGGTCGTCCTTCATGTCGCACAGGAAGTCGTAGCCGTCGGCCACCCAGTAGACCTTCTCGTCGGTCCTGGACCAGATCTCGTAGACCTCGCCCTTCTTGTCCTCCTCGTCCTCGTGGACCAGGGTCTCGGTCTGGCGTCGGTCGGTCCGGCCCTCGCCCTGGAGCGGTATTTTCTTCCCGACCTCGTCACCGAACCTCCGCTTCATCTGGTCGCGCGACATGTGGATTCTTTTTCCGACGGCCACGACCTCGGACCAGAGGCGGGCGCGGATGGGAAACGTCAGGAAGTCGCCCCACGGGACGTAGTCGACCGGGACCGACTCGCGCTTGATACGGTCTCCGGTGTTGCGGAGCTTCTCTTCGGACTCTATTTTGTCGGGGTCCTCGCGGTCGGCGTCGTCTTGGGCGTCCTCGCTGCCCTCGTCGTTGGCCTTCTCGTCACCGTCGGGCACGATCTGGCCCTGGGTATCGCGCATGTCCATCTCGTCCTCGATCGGGATGGAGACGCCCTCCTCGATCTCGGGCTCGTAGCGAACCCACACCTGGCCCTTGCCGGGGAGCAGGAAGTCCAGGACCGCGCGGTTGATCGAGTCGTGGAAGCCATTGACCTCGACCTCGTTCCTCAAGGCGCGCTCCAGCATCTGGGCGGCCTGCCTCCCGACAGGGTCCTTGTCGCGGAAGCGCCGCTCCGCGATCGGCGTCGGCGCCTTGCCATAAATCGCCGGCAGCATGACCTGGGTGTTGGACCAGAGCAGGGCATAACGGCGCTGGGACTCTTCGTCAACACGGCTGCGCTCGTCGCGGTAGCGCTGCTCGATGCGGTTGGCCCGCTTAACGAACTTGCGGTTGCCGTCCTTGTAAGCGTCGATGGCCTCCTTCCAGTAGGCCGCGAGCCGGGAGGACCTGTCGCGGGTCCTCTGGTCGGCGGCCGGATCGGCTATTGGGTCAAGGTCTACGGCCATCTATATCCTGAGCCATTTTGGGCTTTACTGGGGGATGGTTTGCCGCTATAGTGGTATTCATCCTAGTCCAAGCCCCAAGGGAGTTCTTGCCACATGATCCGCCTCGCAACAGCCCTAGTTTCAGGTCTCATTGCCACCACCGCGCTCGCCGCGGACACGACCCACAAGGTCGATTTCACGGTCATTCTCACCGATATCGACAACGTGCCGATCTACCAGTGTACCAGTCCGGTCAACATCGAGCCGACCGATCCGGCCTGCAAGGACAAGCAACCATTGACTCTTGGCCTCTTGGCCGTGCGCGCCCTGATGGTGCAGGACCAGGCGGCCGATGGCCCCGAACTTCGCCGTCGCGCCGATCTAGGCATCGCGGTCTACCACGCCAAGGCACCCTACGATCTGACACAGGCTGATGCTGACCTAATCAAGACCCGCATCACGGTCGTGTTCCACAGTCCACTGTTCGATACGCGGGTAAACACGTTACTTACATCCGCAGATACCAAGTAAGCCGCATCATTGCACGATCCAATTCGTACCGTTGCAGGTAACGCCAATCGAGACTGCGCCGCCGCCAACAACCGTGGCTATGGCAACCGGCGTCAGGGCATCGGTTACCAGAAACATTGCGCCTTTGGTGGTCGAATTACAGGTCGGCAATTGTCCGCCGCCGGCACCAACGGTTGCGAGAGGCCGCGTCGGCGCCGCGCAAGCCAATACCGATCCATTGTATTGCAGCGTCTGCCCGGCAATCGTGCAGCCCATGTCGACATTAACCGGCGGGACTAGTCCCGCCGCGAAGCTTTGAACTGGAAAGAGGACAGCGAGGAAGAAAAGCTTTTTCATGATCAGCACCGAATTGGTAAGAGTATAGCGAGAATGAGAAGCTTTTTCATGATCAGCACCCACCACCAATGTTGTCTACAATCGTGACCGGCGTTGCAGATGTTCCCGCGTAGCCGATCAGTTTACATGAGCCAGAATTCGTTCCCGCGACCCATTTAAGAACGGCGTATCCCGCGCCGGGAGCGGCAGCGGCATCGGTCTCCTTGATCTGCGAGAGATCGCCGCGTTGGCCTGCCGCTGGGGTTGCCGATCCGACCGTCACGCCCTGTCCAGTTCCACTGATGACCATCGCTGCGTTGGTCGCTGTGACGGTGCCGCCAGTATAAAACACTATTGGCGCGCTGTTCGCCGAAGTACCTAAGTAGAGACCACCAGCCGCTGTTCCGCCGTTAGTTAGAACATAAGCGGACGGCACATTGACGAGGGTAGTGCCAGCACTGGCTGAATTGTTGACGCGTATATTCCCCGTACCTAGGGAATTATCATTCAAAAGTGATACGGCTTGATTGCTGGAAGTTGTGGTCGAAGTGCCGATGCTTACTGTCGCATTCGTGCTCGTTGCACCCGACGCCTGAAAGACTTCGTTGCCAATGAATGTCTGGCCAGCGTCGATACGCGCCACTGAAATCGCCGCAGCCGGCCACGTGATCGTGTTGCTGTTGATCTGGAACGTGCTGGTGAAATTGGCCGTGCCTGATTGGGTGAAGCCGCCATTGTTGAGCGGGATCGTCGCACCGCTTGTTCCGGTATTTACGAATGCCGCTGTACCCAGCACTCCCCCTGGACCGCTCGACGTGATTGCCGAGCCCGCTCCAATCGTCACAGAAGCAGAGGCATTAATGGCGCCCGCGCCAGGGTCGCTCACAAGCTGGGTATTTGTATTTGCGTTGTAAGTGAAAAACGACGGGCCAACGACTAGACCACCGCTCGGCGTAAAGCCCACAACACATGGCGGTACGGAGACTGACCCGCCGCCAACCGCATTAAGTGCAACCGTGCGAACGCAAACGAAAGTGCCTTGTGCGCTGTCTGTAAAGTTTTGCGCAGCAACAACTGATATTGAGCCCAAGCTACCGCTAAATGCAGTGGCGCCATAGCCGCGACCTGACCACCGCGCCATTTCGTCCCATTGCTGTAAAGCCGTAGGCGACGCGCCCGTGCCGCGTGCCGCGCGCAAATTCTCAATGCTGCGGAATCCGGCCCCGTAACTGTCAAGGTAGATAGCAGCAAAATTATTGTCAGATGCACTGATCTGCAAGCCTTGCTGATGCGGTGTTGCCGCTGCTGCGGCAGCATTACCGGTGATGAGAAAATAGCTTGGAACTCCACCTGGACTCGTGCTTGGAATATTGAATTGATCAGTCCCGGTTGCGCAAAGGACATTGCTGCCGAGAGTACATCCACCGAACGCACCCGATGTCGGCGTGATCGCCCCGAGCGTGAACGTGAATGCGGGAGTCGTCGTGGGATTTGTGACGGTGGCGGAAACACCATTGGCCGTTACAACCGAAACCGACGTGACGGTGCCTCCGCCGCCAGAACTGCCTCCGCCTCCTCCACTAGGACCGATCGGCACCTGCTGATTCTGAGCAGCGGCGCTGCCGCTGAGAACCGCGAGAAGTGCAAGCGACCTAAGAAAATTCATCATCTGACGTTAACCACTCGTCTTGTAGTAGCTAACATCGATAGTCGGCGACCCAGAGATACCAATGATCTTCAGTTTATTGAGTGGGCCAAAATACTGGAAGCAGACCGGAATCGAAGATGAACCTGGGACGGCGGGCATCCCCGTCGATGACGTCGGGGTCGACCCGTCGTCGGTATATCTGATGCCCGCGGTCTCGACGCATATCTGGGCACCGGCCGATCCCGCTGGAACGGTCAAGGTCGACACAACCGACGTTGAGATCGACACCCCGTACTGGCCTGCGCCAGCAGAGACGTATCCCCCCGACGTGACCACGGCCGAGGACGCAGGAACAATCAGCAGCGCAAGGAGCAGCAGGCTATGCGGCAAGTACTTCTTCATCGGTCCTCATCTCGTCGGCCAAGTTGGTGTTGCCGGTCAGGGCGGCGCTGGCGAGCATGCCGTCGACCATCATGAGCGCGCTGGTGAGCCACGCCGTTATCACGAATGCGTTCTGCTTCTGGGCAAGGAATAACTTGCGGGGCGTGCCGTCCCGGGCCGCCTTCTCCAGCTGGGTCCTGATGTCTGCGATGCTCATCTCGATGAACTTGCGAATCCCTAAGGTCTCCAGAAGGTTGGTCTCGAACATGGGCGACTGTCCGTCGGGCGGAGCGCCCGACGCGGCGGTCGATTGAGCTACGCGCTTGATGTCTAGCGTGGGCTTCTTGAGCCTGATGATCTCTCCCGCCATCCTAGTTGTCCCTCGACCGCAACGCCTCAGCGATCCTGAACTCCAGGAAACACGCCAGCGTGGCCGTGCACCTGGCCTCGGCTTGGTGATTGAACTCGTCACGAAGCGCGCGGTTAAGGACCGCGGCGGCCTCGACCTTGCTCGGGTCCTGCCAGCCGTGGCCGTCGAACTTGTTGTTGGGGACGGCGATCAGTTGATGCATCGAGACTCCGCCCTCTGAATCTGCATGTCCTTGGCGATCGTCAATGCGTCTTTTATGCGTGCCACCTTTGCTCCATCTACCTCGTCACCTGTTAGGTTAATCGGCACGGTGAAATAGCCGTCGCCCTCATCACTCTTAACGAGCAAAGTATAGCGGTGTGTCATAGGCTTTCTCCCGCCAACGCGTAGTCGGGTTGGAGCGCCGCAATGGCGTCGGCCGTCATCGGGTCGCGCTCCATCTGGGCCGCGGCCATGATCCCTGCCCTGAACCCCTTGGCGTATCCGTTGCGCTCGGCGATCTGCACCGACGGGAGGCAGACTTGCTCCAGCTCGCGGATGCGGGCGGTTGCGCTGTCGCGCTCCCGGCACAGATCGTTTATGACCTTGGCCACGGCCTGGGGATTATGCTCGTTGGTCATGGCGCCGACGGTCAGGCGGCGGACTAGGTCGGATAGGGTTACTGTGTCTATTTTCATGCGCCTCGTACCACGTCTTGCCGTACTGGTGAGCGTTGTTCTCGTCGTACCACCTCAGGGCCACCGCGTTCAGCGTGAAGACGAGCCACGCCGCCTTTAGCCGCCCCCACCACGAGACAATCTGGCGGATGTTCGTCGGTCGGCCAAAAACTCGGGGGCTCTTTATCGGGTCGTTGAAGTCGAGCGGGCGCGAGTGGCTGACGTCGCGAAGTCCCACGATGAGGTTGTCGTGAAGTCTGTTGGGTGCTCTACGCAATTCGTCCTCCGCTCCGCTTGTGCCCGCGCTCGTTGGCCTCCCACATGTCGGTGAGGGTGACCGTGGTCTTGGTCGGGTCGGTGCTGATGATCTTCTCTACTGCCTTCATCGGCGATGACTTGGTCATCGGCCGCGACATGCAGGCGTATCGAATCTCGTCCGCCGCATGGTCCTCGGCTTCGGTGTCCACGTCCTCAGGCCTGTGCGAATCGTGCGGGAGGGCTGGAACTGTTCGAATTGAATCGACGCACGTTGAAAAGAAATAGATCATCGGGTCGCCGGTCGACCAGTCTATCTCGCCGGTTGTTTGGTGGCGCCTTGCAGTGCCCAGCAACCTTGACCGCAACTGGTCCCATCCGCCCATGGCGCCGGCACGAGGAACGCGAGCATTGTCCGCTGGACGCCACGCAACCTTATGTGACGTAAACATCCGCTCGGCAATAGATGGGCCGCCGTCATTGGCAAAGCAGCGCGGGTCAAGGACCCCGTAGATGCTATCCGCATTCTTGTTGGTTTCGTAAAGTTCACGACCTTCGCGGTCAACGATGCCCTTGGCGACTTCCTCGGCGGTCAGGTGCAACCCAACGTTCGCCTGACCATTCGAGCCGTACCATTCCCGGTAACGGACTAACGCACCGCGCGGAAGAGTGTAGCCAGTAGGAAGAACGTAGTCATCGCCAACAACGGCCCACCACCCGACACTAAACGGCTTAGCGGTACCCCAGTCACCAGAGCGAAACTTTGACCAAACAAACGGAATCTGAAAAGGTGCAACAATATGACGAAACGAGTTCCACTCAGGGAAGAACGCCCCATCAATAACCGACCAGTCACCATCGAGCCACGCCTTGACTAGATTTGAGTTGCCGGAGAGGTAAAGATTGGCAACGTACTCGTCCCCAAGATACGTGTTATCCCGCAGCATGGAAGGAATAAACACCCGCTCTTTGACGATCGCCTTGGCGGTCCAGGGATTTTTAAACTCGCTCGTTATGACCTGCCAGCCTGTTGGGTTCGGCGTAATGTACCTGGCCTTGACCCACTGGTGCCCAGGTCCCCCAGGATTTCCCGTGGCCCTGAATCCGCACGGAACGTCGGCGCCAGATCGCAGGGTCGCCATAAGCTTCAGCACCGGGTCGGGAGACGGGAACTGACCGATCTCCTCGACGTATACCCGCGTGTAACTATGTCCCTGATAGTGGTCGGCGTCGCTGTCGTTGTCGAGATACCGGAACTTGATCTCGGACTTGTTCGGGAATTTCCAGACCTTATCGGTCTCGTTGAACTTGGCTCCGAGTGCCAGGAATATTTGCTTAGACCGCTTTATTGTGTCTTCAAGATCCCGCAAAGTGCGCCGGATCATGAGGCCAGAGGCGCTGGCCCCGTACAAGTCTTGGTGGCTTATCCACTCGCCAAGCATGCCATCGGTCTTGCCGCCGCCGCGTGCCCCGCCAAAGAAAACCTCAAAGACTGGGCAAGCTATGAGTGCGGTTTGCGGTCCAGGCTGGGCTTCCCAAACTACTGCAACGTCGTCTTGGGTTCCTTCGGTACGTGCTGCTTGCGCCAAGAGTCTGTGTCCTTTGATACTTCGGGAACTCGCGCCACGGTTGGAATAGATACCTCGCCCGAGTGCTCAATAGAAGCCAGCCTGGCATGGAAATACGGCGCGGCTTTTTCGGCAATCGCGCAGGCCATCGCCCGATCTTTTTCATCGTGACTGGTCTGGAACCGCTTCCAATAAGATCGCATGGAATGGACAAGGACCTCTAACGGGAGGACGCCTCCATCGATCGATAACGCCTTGGCCACATAACGGTTGGCGACCACGATAGCGCCAGCCGGACGCCCGACACCTTTGGGCTTTTCAGTATCAGACATTGGTCGTGACTAACTCTCCACGCTGCTGCGCCACATATTTTAGTCGAGAGGCACGCATCTTAGCACGGCTCTCATCTGTTCTGCGTTGTCCAGTCATCGCCTTGCTAAACTTTGCAATTGTTTCTGGAGAACGTTTTCTCCCTTGACCAGTCTCGCTTATTTTAAGTCTAGTCTCCTGCGAAACGACAGGATTTTTGGCCGCACGCATTCTTGCTAGATGCGCTAATTGTTTTTCAGATTGGACCTTACCTGTTTTAGCTGCACTAACTGCGGCGCAATGCTCGGCTGTTTTAGGAATTCCAGTTGTAGCCTTTCCTATCGCCCGCGCATGCTCCTGTAGCCATAGTTTTTGGCTCGGGGTTAATTCTCTCCCCAACATAGAGTCTCTATGGGCCTGCCTCGCTACCGCAAACTGCCACCCCGACACAACGCGCTCTCGCGTTGGACTACTGCGACGCATCGTGCTCAAGGCCCAGAGCATCTTGCGAGTGAATCTTGGTTCAACGAACTTGGTCAGCAGCCAATGGACCAGGAAGTGCTCGCGATAGGTCAGATTGACTAGATTCTCTTTCCTGTCCAAGCCACCCATTGCCCTTGGCAAAATGTGGTGGCTTTCAGTTTCCTCAGACTTCGGCCTGCCTCTAGCAGACTTAATTATCTGGTCATGCCAACACTTGTACTTGTTCATCGCGAGCGCCACAGGTAGATGATCTGGCGGCTGACGCCGAAGTGCTCGGCCACGGCCTGGTCGACCGCGCCCCCGGCGTAGAGCTTCTCGGCGCGCTCGGGAGCGTCGGCCGGATACGGTATCTCTTTGTTGTTGTGGCCGCCCATTAGGTCATGCGATCTGGTAGTTGGCGCTCTTGATCACGTTGGCTCCGGCCAGGGTCACGGTGCCCGAAGCCTGCTGGTAGCATCCGGTGATCGTTATCGGGTTGGTCGGGGTCAGCGAGTAGACCGAGCTACCGAGCTCGCACCCGCTGAGCAGGGTCCAGCCGTGATTGACCACCGCGATCGGCGACGAGATGATGCCGCCCAGTATCTTGGTCCTGACCTGGTGGAGCGTCCCGTCGTCGATGTGGATGCTGTTGCGGTAATTGCCCGAGAAGTCGCAGTCTACTATCTGGTCCTCGAAGCCGCCAGCGGCACCGGGGGCCACGCGGTTGTAGGCGTACAGCAAGGGGATGTTGGGGCCGTCAAACGCGCAGTCGGTAAACCAGCTAGAGCCGGAGCTGATCACGCACCCCACGTAGCCCTGGGGCGACACGTTGTAGAACCTCCCGGCCCCGCGAACGTCGAGCGCGTACTGGCCGCCGACTATCAAGGTGTCGCGCATGGTCATCGGCACGCCGTTGGACACGACTACTGCGTTCTGGGTCGCCGCCGTGGTCAGGAAGCCCCCGACCAGGGCGTCCCTCAGCCCGGCAAAGTTGCACGAGCCGTCGAACGTTATGACCGTCGCGTCCTGGCCGGTCCCGTTTATGTACGACACGCCGGCACCGGACCCCAGCAGGATGACGCCGCCCTTGATCGTGATGCCCGCGGACCCGGTCACCCACGTCCCGGGGGGAACGAAAACAAACCCGCCTCCGTAGACGCCGTTCATGTGGTCCACGGCCGCCTGGATCGCCGTGGTCGAGTCCTGGCCCCTGACCGCGCCCCAGGCCGTTATGTCGGCCCACGGCAGGTCCTTAAATTCCTGCTTCCCGGTCCAGATGTTCGTGGTCGACAGTGCCGGGAAGGTTGCCAGGGTCGCGGCGAGACTTGCCGCGGTGACGTAAGGGGCGAGCGATCCAGGCAGGCTCGAAATTAGGAGGTACGGCGCTAGAGCCTGGGTCAGGCTGGAGAACGTGACCACGCTGGCCCCGGCGAGGAGCGAATTGAGCTGGTCGGTGGTCACCGGGTACTGGCGCTTGTTGAGCTGGGCCAGGAGCGGGGTGTAGACTACGGCGGAACTCATCGCGCTATTCCCTGGTGCGCGGCTCTTGGTCCTCCGCGAAGACTATTGGATAAGTCTTGTCGACCCAGTTTGGCTTTACCGGGAAACCCACGATGCCCACGCCTGCGTCATCACAACAATAAATGATGCCCGATCCGTTACAGAATTGGCACATCGGTCGCGTAACAGTTTCGACTCCTCGACCATAGCACGCTTGGCAGATCATGCGCGGCTCCAGTGCGAGCACCATCCCCGAGCCGCGATGTGGCCCTGGACGATCTCGCAGGCGTTAGGTGCCTCGTAGTGTTCGCAGTTTCCCTTGGGCCACCCGGTGACGGGACCGCAGTGCTCGGCCGGCCTCCCGGTCGCAGTGTAATGTGCCAGCGCCTTTGACTCCTTGGCCGCCCCGCCCATGGCCTTCTTCATGGCCTCGACCAGGCGCCGGTTGACGGGGGGCGCCAAGTAAGGAGTCATGTCCAGGTCTTTGGGGACCTTGGTGACGCGTTCATGTTCGTCCGAATTCGCGAAACCGTCCATGGCGTGCGTGTAGGGCATCCACCACTCGGGTCCAATGCGCTGGATGAACTGGCGCTTCTCATAGGCCGTGGCGACCGCGTGTGCCGGGAAGTAAGACCAGCCGAGGACGTCGATGATGATCGGCTCGATAGTCTCGTGCGGCCTAATGTGCTCACGCGGGCGAATGTCGCGCGTCTTTCCATCGAGCTTGAGCGTAATGGTCTCAGGCAAATGGCGGTCGTAAAATATCGTCTTGCGGTCGTTAGAGTAGCCCGCGATGAAAGGCACGTCGCTGGAATTATCTTCCTCACGCGGTTGCCATAACCTGTCACGCACGGCCGGCATCGATAATATCTTGTCCAAGCTCTCGACGCTCACGGCCGCCGACTCCTGGTGGTGGTGACCAGAACTCACGCAACAACCCTCGGCACCGACCTGCTCCCGTCAACACGGGCATCGGGAACCTTGCCGCTCTTGAGCCACTCGCAAACCGCATGCATATTCTGGACCAATATCTTCCCATCGACATCGCAGTTGGCCATCTGGCTCACGACGAACGCTCTGCGCTTCTCGTCCACGTCGCTGGTCCAGGTGCAAACATCGTTGTCGCTCGGCGCATTGATCTGGACGGCGACCTCGGGCTCTGCCACGGCGCTGTTGGGGTCCATCACCATGATTGGTAGTACATCAGCCACGCGGCCACGGTTGCGGCGAACGTTCCCAGCAGGAGCGCGCCGTAGGCGGCCTGGGTGACCTGCTCGATCAACGCTTGCCCACGCGGTGGGCGCCCTTGTGGCCGCTGTTGCGCAGCGGGCCCGACCTCACGTGAGCACCGTGGCCGAAGCCGTGCGCGCCGGCAGCGGCCGGCGGCTTGAACTGGTGGCCCTTGGACGGAAAGTTGGGGTGGTGCGCCGCGCCGTCGGTGTCCTGGGCCACGGTGACCCCGGACTCCTGGTTGGTCGGCTGCTTCCAGTCGAACGGGCCCTTGTTGTCGCCCTTGGCGCCGACCGCCTTGCCTGAGGGGCCGTGGTAGGTTGGGGTCTGGGCGTCTAGCTGGTAGTCCTTGTTGGCCATCACTGGCCTCCTGTCGTGCCGAGGTTTGAGGTTCCGCACCACGTTCCCCACTGCGGTCCATAGGGCTGCGGCCAAGGCTGCTGACATGGCGGTAACGGGTACGGTATTCCTGTGTGATGAACCTGGATGCTGTTCATGAGTCCTTGGCCACGGACGCTCTCGATAGCGGCAGCCAGTCGGTTCATCGCGTCCGCCAATTCCTTGGCTGATTCGTCGGTCATTTTCCAATCCTGTGCGCGCCGCGCGAACCGCTGAGTCTCAGCGCTCCGTCACGGGCGGTTGCCGAATGGCCATATCCGTGTGATTCACGTGCCGACGGGCGATCGAAGCTGTGCGGCGTCCGGTCGCGCTTGATCGCGGGACCGATCTCGACGCCCTCGGCGCGGCCTACAGGCCTGCCTGGCTCGCCCAGGTCGGACTCGACCGCGCCGTAGGAGCGCCTGTGGGCCGAGTCGTTGTAATCGCCTGGATTAGTTTTTGGGTGAGGCTGCTTGGCACCGCCCTTGTTGCTAAGGCCGGCCTCGCTCAAGCCGATCGCGATGGCCTGCTTGCGGTTGGTCACCTTCGGGCCGTGCTTCGAACCGCTGTGAAGCGTGCCGTGCTTGAACTCATGCATCTCCTGGCCGACAACGGCCTGGCGCTCCTTCTTGGTGTGCGGCGTCTTGATCGGCATGTCAGCTCGGTTCCTCAGGGCTGTCGTTGTGATTTCGTTGAGCATCCTCAATCTCTTTCGTAACCTGACGAATCATTGCATCACGCATCTCAGGATCAAATATCGCGTGACGAATATACTCTCGATCATCATAAACCCCACAAACATAGGGCCAATCATTGCGTGGTTTAGCCATACGCCCGCCACCTCATCTCGTAATCCGTGAGCCGCCTCCCATCGCGCTCGAACACCACCGCGCGCTTGGCGTCGAGCAGGGCCGACTCCCTTATCGCCGAGGCAGCTGCCTCGATCCTATTGCCTTGACTTGCGTATGTGCGACGATCTGCGCGCGCCTCGGCGATAAGGGAATCCAGCTCGGTCATCAATTCAGCTCGGGCCGCCCGACGCACCCCGACAGGGCCAGGATGACCACGGCCGCGCCGATCATCTGCGCGACCATTGCCATGGTCCAGAGGCGCTGGAGCTCGGTCACGCGACCACCTCGAACGCGTCGGGCCCGCTCGCTATAAGCGGCGCCTTCTTGGGCATCAGATGGGCGAACATCGCCGGCACCTTGCCGCGGCTCAGGTGGTCCACGGCGCTCTCCAGCGCGGCCACGCTCAGCGCGTGCTGCTCAGCGGCGCTGGCCGCGTCGCGCTTGACGGCCTTCTTGGCCCAGAGCCCCAAGGTCTTCTTTGGAGCCTGAGGAACCTGGGCCCTGAGCTGGCGCAGCATGTTGGCGGCACGCGGGTGGAGGTTTGCGGCCAGGTGCTTCTCGACCTCGGCCAGCGACGCCGCGTCGTCCAGCTGCGGTGCCGGGAGACGGCGCACGCTTTGCTCGACGTCGCGCTCGGCGCTCGGGCGCGGCGTGCCGGTCGTCTTGGCGTGATCGGCCAGCGCCTGGCGGTAGAGGTCGATGGCGGCGTGGTCGGTCACGCTAGATAAACCCACACCGCAGCTATGGCGCAAAATAAGAGCAAACCACCCTCACCGTACGTCACGCATCATCTCCACCAATCCGCCGCGCGTGCTCGCGGTAGAAGTTCTTCATGTCCTCGCTCGCCGTCTCCCAGTCCGGCGCCAGCCCCGCGCGCTTGCGGATGTAGGCGCGGAGGTCCTGGGCGGTCTTCTCGATCTTGGCGTTCACCGCCATACCCCATCGTCCGGCAGTTGCAGCGCAGCACGAATACGTCGCATGCTCGGTGGCGAGTAACATTCAATCTCTTCCCGGATCACTCGATCAACCTCTGGGACATCGTCAAGATCACGAACACCGAGCAACTGGCGAATGCGCCAGAACACCTTGTTGGCGTCGTTCACGCTTCCGGATCCGGGATAGTCGCGTCGGACACGACGCCCTCGACAACGTTCCCATCTTCGTCGGTGCCGGATCGTCCGGCTTCAAGCGCGGCAATAGCGACTGGATTATCGACCAGCCGAGCCAGCTTCACGGCCTTGAGCCCCCGCGGCGTGGTGGCGATCTCGAACTGCAGTGCCTGGCCCTCGTCGACGTCCTCATCCTCGATACCGCTCTTGCGCAGGTCGGTGGCGTGGACGAACACGTCCTTCTCGCCGTTGCTGCGGGTGATGAAGCCGTAGCCCTTCTTGCCGTCGAACCACTTGACTATGCCGGTCTCAGCCATTCGTTTCGTCTTTCAAGTTTCGTAGCAATCGACAACGCAGCCGAACAAATGGTGGCTGTCAAGTTTTTGATCTCGCCGACAATGTATCGCGGCGTCGTGCGAGCTAAACACCCACACGCGCGCTCCCTCACCTCGGCCCTTGTCTGGTTTGTGGACGACAAACACCTGTCGTTGACCACGCACGCTACCGCCGGTAGCCTCGCTCGGTTTTTCTTGAGCGGTGCTCGGCGGTCCCTGATCGTCGGTCTGCATCTGGTCTGCTCCATCAATAGGCCACAAATGCACTTACCGCCCTATAGATAGGGCGTTATTATGCCGCCGCCAGCTCCCTTTCCCCAAGTTCTACCGGCACGGCGCGGCCCATCATCTCGAACAACACCCGAACCCTGTCCCCGGTTCCCATGGCCTCGAAAACGCCCACGTTGTCGCGCCAGACGCCGGAGATGGCCCGAACGGGCTGGCCTTCGCGGAAACGGGAGGCCGTGAGCTCGTGCTGGCCCGACTCGCCGTAGCGCTCGCGCAGGTAGTGGATCTCGGATTCGTGGACCCGGGCCGGCCGCTCGCCGTCGCGGATCAGGTCGATCACGCCACGGGTTCCGCGAAGGGAGTACCAGTGATCCACAATCTTTACAAATAGATAGCCGGGAAAGAGGCACCTTACGACCGGGCGGCGGCCGTTGCGGGCCACGACGTAGGTCCGGAACTTGGGCAAGAAGGTCTCGAACGCCTGGCGCTCGCACTCCGTTTTGGCGCGGTCCTCCTGGGCGGTCATCGTGCGAACTACGCCCCAGATTGGCTGCAAACAGGTCTCCGTTGACTCGTTGGAGTGAACGCGGATTCAGTTTTTTAGCACAGGGACGGGGGGTAGTAAAGCCCCTTCGCAAAGTATTTTTTGTCAGCTGGCCAAGGAACCGAGGACGGGGTTTGCGCGTCTACCTCTGCGCCTTCATATGCGGAGGCGTGAGTAGACCAGACGGAGGCGCCTCAGGACCGCCCTATACTTTCCGAAAATATACGATATAGGCCAAAAGTTCGAAAATCTCCCGCAAGAACGGGGGGTTATGTTTTTTGCTATTCTATCGCGTGCGTAGAAAAATATTTTTTATTCTGACGCCCGCGCAAAAAGTATAAACAATAATCATCTCCCATGTGTGTGATGATGCTAGTCTTTCTGGCTATGGACCACAAAAAAACCATAATATAAAGATATAGGCACGATGGGGGCTTTACGTTTTCCGGCAATCAGGCTACAGTCTTGAACATGTCGACTCAGGACAATTTCTACGACCAGTACGTGATCGATCCCCTCCGTCAGTGCGACACCTGCGGCGAGAGCAAGGATGACGAGGAGTTTAGTTGCACGCGCGGTGGCAAAGCGTATCCCACATGTAAAGCATGCGTCCGCATGTTACGAAGGATACGGGCCGCCACAAGGAGCGGGAGAACCGCTCGGAACAAGCGCATAGATCGAAGCTACGGACTTCAGCCTGGCACCTACGACAAGCTCTTTGACGAGCAAAACGGGCTCTGTGCGATATGTTCGTCACCACCCGTTTCCGACAAAAGAGCCACACCCCCGTTTCTACACGTTGATCACTGTCACGAAACTACCTTAGTGCGCGGCCTTCTCTGCTCGAACTGCAATCATGGGTTGGGACAGTTTAAAGACAATATTTCCAGGCTAGAGAAGGCCATCGAGTACTTGAAAAAGCATCGATTAGCTATTTTTGGCAAGGTCTAATTCCGTTCCCATTCCGTTCCATAAATCTGCTCAGACCCCCTTGACCCCCGACCCCGAACCGACGTAGGCTACCCTCATCGAAACAGAGGAGACCGCCATGATCTACCGCGCAACCGCCTACAATGCTTCGAACGACACTTTCCAATTTCGTTTTTGCAATGCGAATTGGAATGGCATCGAGGACGCGGCCCGCGCCCGCCTCGACGAGATCGTGGATGGTGATGCCTTTCACAAAAAGCATGGCCCTTGGAATTTCCGTTACATCGACCGTGCCGAATAAACCGCAAGAGCAAACACGGACCCGCAATACCCACTTTACTCCCACCCACCAAGACGCTACAATCCCAAATCAGGACGACCCCAGGAGGGACAGATGTCCATCACCTACGCCACGGAACCACGTCTTCCCGGCAAGCGCGCGGTGCGCGACGGGACGAACACCGTTTATGATCACCGCACCACCTTCATCCTAAACCTGCTGGCCTCCAACACGCCGCAGGCCATCTCCCAGCTCGCCACCATGGTCGCCTACACCAAGTGCCCTCCCGCCAGGGACACCGCCTACGGCGACCGCGCCATCCTAGACCGCGTGGCGGCCAGGAACACCCCGACCCCGTTCGAGCGCAAGGTGGCCCTCAAGGTCGGCCAGCGGCCCCACGGGAGGGAGGGCTGGGCCCCGATCCCCAACCCGCGCCTCGACGAGATCAAGCAGGGCCGCACGGTGCAGCAGATGCTCTGCCGCGGCGTGACAGAGCAGGACATCCACCTCGCCTCCCGCCAGGGTTGGCTGACGCTAGGAGATCGTCATGGCTAAAAAAGAAGAGGCCAATCCGATTTACGACAAGTTTCTGACCAAGGAACAAGTCTTTTATATCGAGCGCGCCATTTCTGACGGGTATCATCGTCGACACGACTACCCCCCGTTTGCGCTCGTGTCGTTCGAGGATCGTCCTCGGTTCCAGCAATACATCGGCCGTGTGTTGGCCGGCATGATCAAGGAATAAGACATGGACCCCGCAACCCTGAGGGCCCTGCGCGGCTCCATAGCCAAGTGGCAGGCGATAGTGGACGGCACGGGAGAGGACAAGGGACATAGCAACTGCCCCCTGTGCCAGATGTTCTACGACGAACATAACGATGGACAGAGCTGCTGTGCTGGGTGCCCGGTGGCAGACGCCACAGACTCGACCTGCTGCGTCGACTCCCCCTACGATGACTGGTGCGCCGCCGAGACCGACGAGGAGCTCAAGGGCGCCGCCTTGGCCGAGCTCGCCTTCCTCAGGTCCCTCCTTCCCGACGAGGCCAAGGCATGAAGGTCTATCTCACAGTAGACAAGCGCAACGTGGACGGTGCCGTACAGGTCAGCATTGGTAACGATAGAATTGGTTATCGAATAGCGGGGCCAAAATACGACGGAAGCGGCAAGCAGCTGCTCAAGAAGGAACTGACCGCGAGTGAACGGGACGAGATCAGGTCGTGGCTGGAGAACATCGAATGACCGCCGACCGCAAGATCAAGACCGTCCACGTCCGCCCCCCGATCCCGGCCCGCATATTCGACTACATGGCCTACTTCGAGGACCAGGAGGGCGACGAGGGCGCCCTGATCGGGTGGGGGCCGACCAGGGAGCAGGCTATCGATGACCTCAGGTTCGTGGCGGAGGACGGAGAATGAGTTACAGTTACCAGACTCGGAGATCTTTTGTATTCACAGAAGAGGGCCAGCGCGACTTTCTCAAGATACGCGACACGGCCAAGCGACTACTAGACGAGGCCGGCGCCGTGACGAGCATGAAGCTGATGTGTGTCACCGGCGACACGTGGAACATGCTGGCCTGCATCGATAGGCTCGTCGAACTTGGCGAGCTGATCGAGATACCCAACCCAGTGAGCCGCGCGGGCCAGCACCGCATCTTCATAGAGCCGTACCGATGACCATCTCCGCCCTCCCCCACCTATCGCCGCCACCCCTCCGCGTGGCCACGACCCAGGCGTTCCTATTTGATCTCGACGGGACGCTCGCCGACGGCACCCACCGGATCCACCACATCCTCGCCCACCCCAAGGACTGGGACACGTACTTCAGCAAGCTGGAAGACGACGACCTGATCGTCCACGTGGCCGAGGTGTGCAAGTGCCTGGCCGAGGCCTACGACGTGGTCTACGTGACCGGGCGCCCCGAGGAGTACCGCGAGCCCACGCGCCGGTGGATGCGCCGGCACCACCTCCCGTCGGGGCCGCTTTACATGAGGCCCGCGGGCGATCGGCGCAACGACGATATTATCAAGATCGAGCTGCTACAACGCCTGAAAGATGATGGTTATCAACCACTTATGATCTTCGATGATCGAGCTCGTTGCGTTAGAGCTTGGAGAAAAGCGGGTGTTCCCTGCGCCCAGGTCAATGATGGGGAATTTTAGATGACCGACCCCAAGCGCAACGACCCCCGTGACGGCTGGCAGTGCCCCCACTGCAGCGCCCACCGCAGGGAGTGCTGGTACTGCGGTACGGGCAAAGAGAAGAAAGACAATGTCAGTCTTTAAGGATCGCACTGGTCAACGATTTGGTCGTCTTGTTGTGCTCAAACTAACAGGCGATAAGACACGCCATGGAAAACTGCTGTGGGTGTGTAAGTGCGACTGTGGTGCAACAAAAATTACGACTGGGGCTTCCCTAGTGACTAAACATGCACAGTCGTGTGGGTGTCTACACCGCGACAATGCAGCAAAAATGAATTTTAGGCACGGACTTAAGAAGCTCTATCCAATCGAATATCACACTTGGCGTCGCATGATCAATCGATGCGAAAGGAAAATAGCAAAAGATTATCCTAGGTTTGGGGGTCGTGGGATAAAGGTTTGCAAAAAATGGCGACACGACTTTAAGGCGTTCTTTTTGGATATGGGCGAACGACCCCAAAATATGACATCGTTAGACCGTATCGATTCAAACAAGAACTACACGCCGACTAATTGTCGTTGGGCAGACATTGAAACCCAGAACAACAATAAACGAAATAATCTCTATTTGACCTATAAAGGAGAAAAATTGAGCGTATCTATGTGGGCTAAACGGCTCGGGATTAGTTACAATCGAACTCGTAAACGAGTCTATCGTGGTTGGACTACGAAACGTGTGTTAGGGTTTGCGCCATGATCGTTTGTTTAGACTGTGAAACTACAGGACTTGATGCAAAGGCGGATGCTGTTTGTGAAATAGCGGCCGTACCCTTAAAACTTTCCGTCAACATCATGGGTGAGCATGAGGGTGACTGGATCGTTCTTCCAGGGACCTCTTCCCTGGTAGCCCCCGGCCGCCGCGTGCCGCCCGAGGCCCGCGCCGTCCACCACTTGTCCGACGAGGAGCTGCGCACGGCGCCCCAGCTGCCCCGGGCGCTGGCCGACGTGCTGACGGCCGTCGACCAGAAGGGCGGGCTGTGCGAGGCCCTGGCGGCCCACAACGCCTCTTTTGACAGAGGATTCATCGGCCAGTACTTTCCGTCCAACATGCCCTGGCTCGACACCTGGCGCTTGGCCATGCACCTCTACCCCGACGCGCCGTCGTTTAGTACCGGTGCCTTGTTCTACTGGCTGGGAATCGATAAGACCATGCCCGTGACCGAGGCCAGGACCCATCGGGCCCTCTACGACGCCACGGTGACGGCGCACCTGCTGCAGAGGATGCTCCAAGAGCGCCCGCTTCAAGCGCTCTTGGATCTTCAAACGCAACCGGTACTTCAGAAGGTCTGCCGCTTTGGGAAACACAGGAACGTGGCCTGGTCCGACGTTCCCCGTGATTACCTGAAGTGGGTGATCGCGCAGAGCAACCCCCCGTTCGAGGACGATGTCGTTCACACTGCGAAGCACTGGCTAGGATACTAGAATGACCGTAAAGACCAAGATACTAGAGGCCCTGAACATCACCTTCGACGACATATCTGAGGACCGCCTGCTGGACATCCTGCTCGATGCCTACAAGTCGAAGGATCAAGCGATCCTTCGACTGGAGGGCGAGAACGCCTGCGAGCGCGAACGGATGCGCGGCGAGTACCACCGCATGCGCTCCGACCCGCTCTATTGCCGGGAGGGCGCCTACTATTTCGCGATCGAAAAAGCGCGCTTTACTGTCCTGGTCCAGAGTGATAGGGTGGACTTGATGGCGCGCAGCCACGGCCACGACGTGATCGCTACCCCCATGAGTCCGGAAGATTGGCTGCGGCAATAGCACGGAGGACCACCATGTTCCTAGACGAGAAGAAGCACGGCGAGGCAGCGACAAAGACCCCCAGCCTGCGGGGCCTGATCGCGTGGCTGGAGACCCAGGACCCGGCGACCGAATACGACTGGGAGTGCACCAATGGCGGATGTCTGATGGGACTCTACGCCGCGTCGATGGGCCTGAGCTACAGCGACATGTGCACCTGGCCCCCCGACGGGGGACGGCCGTACTACAAGCGGTGCAACGACAGCGGCGGAGACGGCCCCTGTAGCGGTATCATCGCCATCAGTCGTCCCAGGACGTTCGGCTCCGCCCTGGAGAGGGCCAGGTCGTGCCTGTGACCGACACCCCCGACGACGCCGAGGCCCGGCAGATGGCCATGCGCGACGAGCTCAATCGCGCCCTCCAGGGCGTGGTCGAGCGCGCCTACGGCCCGATGTTCCAGGCCTACAGGGACCTCTACGCGGCCGAGCGCTCGCGCCTCCCGGCGCTGCCCAAGACCGCCGTGGGCGGCGCCTTCGTGGGCACCCTGCTCCACGTGGCCGCGGCCATAGCCGTGGGCCTGGGGATGAAGGAGGACGCGTTCGCGGCCTCGGCCGGGGAGGCCCACGAGGCGGCCCTCGCCCGGGTGCCTAGGTGGGGGTGAAGGTGGCCGCTAACACGGGGTTAACAGCCATGAGCATGCAGCACGACATCGGGATCGCGGCCACCACGCTTAGCTTTCTATCCTCGGTCATTAAGAGCGGAGAGCCGTGGACCGAGTATTGCGACAGAGAACAAAAATCCGCCTTCGATGCGCTTCATAGAATTGGAGCCGCCATCGCTGTTCCACAGATCGGCCAGAGCGTGTCTGTATCTCCGAATTTCATTGACCGTTTCGGAGAGTGGCGCGACTGGAAGGGCTTTGTCTGCTTTATCCGCGCGCTTCCTGGAGGGGGCATGTCGATCGGTGTCTCAGACCACTGGCCACCCAAGAGCGACGGTGATTGCACGGATGGTTTTTCTTCCGACGATCTAATTATCGCAACACCTGGGCAATAACAGGACGTAAGTAGGAGGAAGATATGAGCCATCGCTACGACTGCCCAGATGAATGGGAAGCGCGCCGTCGCGCCCGTTCTGACGCATCATATGACGCTGAAAATGGCGACCGCCGATATCGGCATCCCTACGACTGCGATGAAGGCAACGAGACCTATCGACGCGAATATGGTCGGGAATTTGCATACCGCGAAGAACAGATTGCCGAAGAACGCGCTGCCGCTCGGCGCCGGCAAGAATCTAGCGAGCGCGAAGAATGGGAAATGCAGCAAGCCTACGAGGCCGAGCAACAGCGCATCCTCGGCGAACAGGAATGGCAGCAACAACCCGGTCAAGTGGACGAAAGCGAAATGCCGTTTTAGGCCGCCGAATAGGCACTAACCGCCGACAAGCATGGAGAAAAAACCGTGAGTGCCATTGAGGACATTGCAGCGGAACGGAAACGGCAAGTCGAAGTCGAAGGCTGGGATGCCACGCATGATGACGAACATTCGGCCGGCGAGCTTGCTCTTGCGGGCGCTTGCTACGCTCTTGCCGCTCGGCAGCGAGTGTTCATGCCCGGCGTTCCATTATCGAACGCTCCGCGCACATGGCCTTGGTCGCAGGAATGGTGGAAGCCAAAAGATTTCCGTCGCGATCTTGTTCGGGCGGCCGCACTGATAGCTGCTGAAATCGAACGCTATGACAGGGAAGTGTCACAGCAAAGCGAAGCCGGTTAACCCGTCCAAAGCAGGGAGAAAACCCATGAACGAAAAGCAACCGATCGATACGGCGCCAAAAAACGGAACGTGGGTTATCATCAGCCGCGGTGCCCTTGAGGCACTGGCTTATTGGGATGGCGGCTTTATTGGCTCGGCGCCCGGATGGATCAATACCGCCAACGGCACCCGCATTCCGTTCATCCCGCTTGAGTGGCGCCGGCACCCGCTTGATACATCCCTCACGCGCACCGGCTAATCAGTAGTCAACGCCCATGTTGAAGCACCTAATATGCCCAGAATGCCCCCACTGCGCTAGTGAAAGCAGCAGCAAGGACTATTGGGACGAGTGGTCCGAATGTGAGTGCTGCAATCCAGACGGCAGCAATGAGACTGGCCGCGTTTGGCGCTGGCGTCTTTGGCATTTTGCTTTCAAGCTGTGGCGTATTGACCGTTGGATTGAGCGAGAAATGCGTCGGGATATTCCTTTCGATTAGAGGCCTGAAAATGAACATCCAGTGGATATGGAATCGGCAAATGAAATGGTGGGAGGGGTACATCGGCATGTACCTCATCGAGGTGCGGGATTCGTTTGGTAATCTCGTCCACTAACATCACATATACCGGAGAAGCCTTATGCGTGGAACGATCTGGTGTTGCTCTTGCCGCAAATGGGTGACGACCTCGCATACATGCAAAAGAGTCCGTTAAACCCCCACAAGTAGGAGAGTGATGTGGCGAAGAAACGCAAGAAAGCAAAGAGCTACATGATGGTCATTCGCGTTCGAGTTCCGGCGAAGCTCGTTCCAAAAATGAAGGTGTCCAAGGTCTTTGGTGCTGTGGCTGGCGATCAATGGTCACATGACCTCGAAATTCTCAACGCCTTCTACGACAAGACAGGGATGCCCAACGCCATGCCGGCCGGAGAGTAACGATGACACAGCAGGAACGTGAAGCAAAGATTGCCGCCATGCGAGAACGCCTCAAAAGCGTTCCGGCCAGCGTGCAAATCGCAAACCTGGGTCTCTGGATGACGCGCTGCTTCGAGTGCAATGCCGAAGTTGCCTGGGGCGCAGAGGTCTGCGAGACATGCGGATGTCAACGAATGGACCCAGAGTAACGCCGAGATAGTCGGGAAAGATCATGACTGAGCGCTGTCAGAATTGCGGATTCTTCGGAACTCTGGAACAGATTCTAGCTCGACATCCGCGTGCCATTTCGTGCTGCCCAGAACGGCAGACAGTCAACTGCACCTGTCATCCCGACGATTGTCCGCCGCAGCCGTGCCCTCAGAAATTTGCCTATTCGGATTGTGTTCGAGCACATCTCGCGAATGCTGATCCCTGAACATCAGGAAGAAAATATGAGTGATTTTAATCCTCGATACGAGCCGTGGTTTTTTAAATCAGACCCAGGCGAACTTTGTCCTTTTGGTTGTCGTTGCCAGGAGGCCGCCGCCAAGATCGAATCCGACGCGAAGGTGATCGCGGAGAAGGATGCCGAGATTCGCAGCATGATTGCCGTCCACAATTCGGACGTGGACGGAATGCGGCTGCAGGGGGAAAAGATTGCAGACCAAAAGAAGGAGATCGCGGCGTTAAGGAAGGCGCTTGAGGTCATTAAGCTCACTACTTTCAGCGGTTCAGAGATCGGCGAGAACTATTGGCGCGGCAATCGCGATGCCCATGAGACATGCCGGCGGCTCGCTACAGTAGCACTCGCGACGACAGATGAGCAGACAGCGGGGGAAAGCAAATGAACATCTACACCTGCACAGATCATGACGGCCATTGGGTCGGCGTCGCGTCTGTGGTGGTCGCCGATAGCGAGGATCAGGCGCGGGCCCTCTTGGCCGCCGAACTGAAAACGCACGGCCTGGACGGCGCCAAGCCATTTACGCTACGTCGTATCAATACCGAAGCGCCGCGAGCATTCGTGCTGCAAGATGGCGACTACTAAGCGATTAGCCGGGATGTTGACCAAAGCCGCCATACGAGTTTTGAAAGAACTTGCCGAAGATGACGATTGCGATCTCGTCGCGGAGGGCATCGCCGTTTACTGCGGAAACCGGCAGACCAATTGGAAGGTGTTACGCCAACTTCTCGATCATGTAGCGGTCTCGATTACCTACGGCGGTAACAATGGCATGATGAAGGAAAAAGGCGCTACATACTTCGGCATCAACGGCGTCGGAGAGGCAATCCTGCGGCGCCCCGAACTTGCCGACGAGGTTTACTTGCAAGTATGGGGACGCAAAGGACCGTTTTCGATCGAGGATGATCGGATAGTCGCTTTAACGCGCTAATGGCCAATTAACAGGAGATTGATATGCGACAAAAGCACCAGCTGACCCAAGCCGAGCTCGCCGAGTGGCGCAACCTCTCCCAGGACAACGGCGAGGAGGACCGAGCCATGGACGCCTGGGTGTTCTGGAACCGGGTCTGCCTGGCCAGGAACCTCGACAGCGGCAGCCTGCTAGCGGGCCCCACCCCCGAGAAGTTCAGCGCCCTCCCGTCGACCCACGACCTGGACTGGTGTTACCCCACGGCGCTCAGGTGCACGCGCCCCCCGCCCCCGTTCGAGGCTCCCGTGCCGATCAGGGAGGCCTCCGATGCCTGAGGCCCGGGACTACACCACCAGGACCAGGGAGGCCCACGGCCGGCGCAAGAACAGGCCGTCGGGCAAGAGCCAGGTCCTGGTGCGGATGGACGAGTGGATATTCGACTGGGTCAAGTCCGAGGCCGTGTCCAAGAAGCGGACCCTGAGCTCGCAGATCGAGATGGTGCTGGCCCGGACCATCGACGGGAGGATCAAGTGAAGAAGAAGTTCGACGGCTACGACGACCTGGACGACTGGAGCGCCGCCGCGGCCCTAGTTGCCCTAGAGTTCCTGATCGGCGCCCTATTCTGGTGGCCCCTGATCCTTTACTCCTGGCACTATTGGGTGGGGTAACGTGGCCCGCGACGGCGACCTCAGGGTGATATTCAGGCGCAACCTTCCCGGTTTCGATCTCCAGGCGATAGAGACTGGAGGAACCGGGAGGGGAACTCCCGATGATAACTATTGCCACAAGGGCTATGAAGGATGGCTGGAACACAAGAAAGTTTCCGGATGGGCCGTGCCGCTCAGGCCTGAACAAATTGGCTGGACGCTCCGCAGGATCCGCCATGGCGGGAGGGTGTGGATATGCGTGCGCCGCAAGGACGATGAGCTCTGGATGGTGTGGGGCCGTTGGGCTGCGGAACTCAAGACCCACGGCCTGCGCGGCCTGCAGATGACGCCGCTTGATGACTTGTGGATGTGGAACGGGGGTCCAGCCCGGTGGGACTGGACCCGTATTGCTCAGCTCTTGACCCGATAGCTGGTCACGCCATCGACCCGGGTCCGCGTAACCTTGATCCCCGACGTACTGATCCGCGCCCGAAGTGTATGGGCCTGCCAACCCAGGGCCGCACACATGGCGTCGACGGTAGCCCCACGCTCCAGCATGGCCTTGAGCATCAAGGGCTTGTCGATCTTGACCACTGCGGTATCGATCGCCGGCTTCGGCGTGCGGGGCTTCTTGAGCACGCTCTCAGCGATCGGCGAGCGCCCCGGTTCGGGCATGGTCCGCTTGGCCGCTTCCTTGGTCTCGGCCGCCACGTTGGCCCGGCCGCAGACCAGGGACGACCAGTTGGCCTCGCACCGCTTAATGCCTGCTTCCTTGTTCTGGAAGATGGTCACCTCGCGATAGCCGGTGAGCCCCGTGGCCAGGATTTCCCGCACCATGGCGTTGTTGTAGCGGACCAGGTCCTGGCCGCTCAGTTGGCTGAAGTCTGGCTTGGTCGATAGATCGGTGTGCATGGTCTGCTCCTGTGTTTCGATGATCACAGGATAGCCCAAAACTAATCAAGAGTAAAGAGCGAAGATCAGGCCTCGCGATGGAATAGCTTCTCAGTCTCGGTCTTGGCCGATTCGCCAGTCTCGACGTCGACGCTTACCGCGGCAAAATTGACCTTGACCTCCTTCTCCCAGACCACCTTCCAGCGGGCCGCCAAAGCCTCACAAGGCGCCCGACGTGCGGCTTCATGTTCGGCCAACCGGGAGGCCAGTTCTTCGCGCTTGGCCACCATATCGGCCGGCGTGGGCGCGTCGCCTAGGGCCTGCATGTCGGCCTGGAGCTGCTTTAGCTCGGCCATGGTGGCGTTGTGGGCATCGGTCCGGGGCGGCGTGGGGTAGGCCTCGGCCTGGGGGCCTTTGTACTCGGAGACAAAGACCGTGTGGCCCCGGTCGACCATGCGGTCGGCCCATTGCCAGAACTTCTTGGCGTTCCAGTCGTTCTTGTTCAGCGATTCGCCAATGGCGATCTTGGTCTTTGCGCCGAGGTAGCCGGTCGTGCCGCTGTATGGAGGGTCGAGGTAGCATAAAGAGTTTGGTGGTATCTCCAGTTGATCGTAGCTAGAACAGACGAACTTGGCACCTCGGAGTCCTTCAGCCGTGCACAGGCAGTTGTTACGCGCAATGGTGCAGCGTGTGGGCTTGTCTTTTTCCGGTTTCACATAAGTCGAAAACCACATGCTGCCAAAGGTGCAGCCGGTGCCGACGAAGCCCACAAGCTCTGCTGGGAAGTCCTGGGGCTTCTTCTTGATCGCGTTGTACTCTTTCTCGCTCACCGCTAACGGTGGCTGCCAGCCGTTGGCCAGTGCGGTGTGGAGCGCGACCATGTAGGGGTTGATGTCGGCACCTAGGCGCGGGCCATCGGTATTGGGCACGCGGCAGATGACGTTGGCACCACCTGTGAAGGCGTCGACAAAGGTTTGGCCCGACTTGCGCTTGGCCAGAACAATCTTGAGAATGTCGTTGGCGTGGTCGGCCTTACTGCCAAGATAAAATGTCATCTGTTTAACTCCTTCCAGTTGTGCTTAGCATCGGCCCAATTGTGCCCAAACTTAAGGTCCACCTTGATCGGTACACTGAGCTTGATGCAATCGCGCATCAATTCAGCCATGTATGTGCCTTCGCGCTCATCGGACACGCTACGATTTAGATCATCGTGGACCTGGAGTAAAGGAACAATCCCCTCGCGCCAGCAGGCGCGTATGCCCAACTTCGATTGCCGGGCTCCGGAACCTTGGACGAGCGAATTGACGGCATGGTAGCAGAACGCGCGTCGTAATTTCTCCCCTGGCCAAGCTTTGCGCGCGTCCTCCAGGCTCTTGGGATTGATGTAACCACCCTGACGCCACGCCTGTTCCCATCGATCAAAATGTATCCTGGCGCCGTCGATCAAGGTCAGATAGCCGCGGCGCTCGGCTAGGCGCTGACAGTATTCGGCCAAGCCACGAACGTAGGGCCGCTCGGAATCGTAGCGGTCGTAGTATTCCTCGGCCTCCGACTCGTCTTTCTTGAGTAGTTGGGCGAACCTGGGAATGCCCGCTCGGTACGCCTTGGCAAAGTTCAGAGACTTGGCACCGTCACGGTCGAGCGTGCCCCAGTCCTGAATATCCTTGTGGAAGTCCGTGTCGGGGTTGTCTCTGTACTTGGCAACGGCCTCGTCGGCCTTGGGTAACTTGAGCAGGGAGGCAAAATGGACAATCAATCGATATTCGGTTTGGGAAATGTCTGCCTTGAGCCACGCGCATCCCTCCTCCGGCAAAAAGCACCCCCGAATCAAGGGCGTAATCTCCTTATCCCGCGCCGGCATCTGCTGGAGTGCCGGATCCGAATAGGAAAACCGCGACGTGCGAGCGCCGCCCTCCTCGCCTCGGTACTGATTGATCGACGCGTGCAGTCGGCCCTTGTGGGCATAGTCCAGAATGAAGTTCTTGACGAACTTCTCGGCCGCGTTATTGTAGCGGTCGGCCTTGACGATCAGTTGGGGCAGCCAGTGGGGGTGGGAGTCCATCCACCCAAGCGACCCGGACCTAAAGGACGCCTGCCCATTGGGAAAATTCTTGGTCGGCGCGGTCCTAGGATAGGTGATCTTGGCCTTGTCGAACACTCGCTCCAGCCACGACGTGCGCCCAATCTCCTCCATGCCGACCCGGGTATCGAGCCGATCGCACAGGTCCCTGAAGACCGCGTTGCGCAGATCGATCAGCGTCGTATAGGCCCTCTGTGCCGCGTCCAGGTCCACCCGAATGCCACGGGCCCGCATCTCCCGGACCATGGGCACTAGGTCCATCTCAAGCTCGTAGGCCTTGCGCGTGCCCTCCTCGTCCAGCACCGGGTCGAGCGACTTGGCCAGGGCCAGCGTACACGTGGCGTCCTGCTCGGCATAGGAGCCAACGAAGCGCGCCGGTAGCTTGTGCATGCCGCTCTTGGGATCGACCCCATAGGCCGCGGCGGCCTCGTTCAATAAGGTCTCGTCCTTCCCGGCGATGCCGCGCCATTCACAGAGGCTATCGAGGTTGTACTTGAGCCTGTTCTCGTCGATGATCGCGGCCATGCCCTCGGTGTCGTCAAGGCGGATTGGGGACTCTAGTCCCCAATCCGCCTTGAGCCAACCCACGTCGTGGGACGCGTGGTGCATGATGACCCTAAGGTCAGGTGTCGCAAAGTGATCGCGAAGCCAGTTCGCGACCCTTTGCGAATCAAGGCAGTCTGTATCGGGATGCCTTACGGGAGCGTAGAGCGAACCGCCATCCCAGGCTACAGCGACGCCAGAAATAAAACCTGATCCATAGACCCATCCAGATCCCCTACCTGCACCGATGCTATCATCACGCCCCTCTGTATCGACCGCGATCATACCCATGCGCCTAAGGTCCGGCAGTTCGGTCGGCACCTTCCAGGCCGATGGCGGGACGATCAGTGGTAGCTGCTCGCCGCCTCGGTGGTAGTCCTTTAGCTTAGCCTTGGCCATCGACCGCCTCGATGCGCCTGAGTATCCAGCGCATGACTGGGACTGCCATGCTGTTGCCTAGAGCCTTATAGCGTGGACCATCGGCTGCGGACTTGTTGCGATAGCTTATATTTGTGTAGTCGTCGGGGAAGCCCTGGAGGCGCTCACATTCACGCGGCGTCAAACGCCTGACAGCAGAGCCTGCAATCGTTCCGTTATGTCGTCTGCTTCCATTATTTGAATCCAATGTAGCGTGGGTCTCCGTTACGCGAACGCCGCTCTGGGAACTTTGAAAGGCTATGGCGGGAGGCACACCCGCATTGGCGTGCGACTTATCGTGCGCGCCTGATCGCAGGGTAGGCGACAAGTTATTCATGGCATCCGCGCCGTGGTCCTTGCTGGTAAAGCACATCACCAAATTCTGCGGCGAACCCTTCTTCCCGTCATTGTGGCCTGCGCCCTTGGCATAACCTGCGCGCAATGCGTGGGTAACGAAGGTCTCGGACTCAAAGTCCATGCGACCGCAAGGACCGCCATGAGCGTTGACCGCAGTGGCGCAGTCGATTGGGCCTGACGTGTTGTTTTTCCCGAAAGCGATTAAGTTATCGTTTCCGTCTCCGCGATCACCATGACTGTGTCCATGGCCCCTTGGCGAAGCGCTTGCTCTAAGGCTCGCGGCAAGGTCTTCTCGCGGCGTCCTGCTCGGCGGAGAATGCCCGCACACGCCTTGGGGCTCAAGAAGTACCGCTGCGGGATATCGCCAATCTCCAGAATGTCCGACAAAGAACACGCGCTTGCGCCGCTGCGCCACTCCGAAGTGCTGAGCGTCCAGCACTCCCCATGCGCCAGAATACCTGAGTTCATCCACCGTTTTGAGGAAAATCCCGAAGTCGCATCCTTTGGAGGAGGACAGGAGACCAGGGACGTTTTCGAAGACGAACCATCTGGGTCCAAGTTCCGCAATAATTCGAAGGGCGACGAGGGCCAGGTTGCCGCGTGGGTCATCCAGTCCGAGGCGCTTTCCTGCGATGCTGTAGGACTGGCATGGGCTTCCGAAGACGATGACGTCGGGGCTGGCGATTGCTCTGGCTCGTTCGGTGAAGTCATTGGCGGTCACGTCCCCAAGGTTGGTTGTGTGCGGATGGCGCTCGGCCAGCACGGCCGATGGAAAATTTTCGAACTCGGCCGACCAGACCCAGTCCCACGATGACATGGCGGTCTCTGGCGCTCCGATGCCGCTGAAGAGACTTGCAGCTATCATTCGCCCATTACCTTAAGTCGATTTAGCAAAACTTGACGTTCACCCTTCAGAACTTCCAGTTCATTATCCCACCCAGGCGTTGCCCCGATTCGCAGATCCAGGTACCTGATACGGCGCTCGATCAACTTGCGCTCGTCGCACGATTCCATACCCAAGTGGGCATAGCCAGCAATATCGCGCCAGTGGTCCTTGAAATCCGCCTGCCCCGAAAGGACCCGGGATAGCTTGAGGCAGATCATGTCCAGGGCTTCCCACTGGGCAGCATTGGCAATAGCGTCCGCATAGCCATCCTGGGTCTTGCGGAAATAGGCCTTCAGGAATTGGCTGATCGCGGCATTGTTCTTGAAATTGCCGTGGGTGCTCTCGCGCTCCTGGAGGGTCTTGTTGCGTTCGATCATACCCATGCACATTCCTGTGGGCCTTGGGACTCGACAATTGTAAGCTTTTCCTTGGCTCTAGTACAGCCGACATACCAAACCCTTCGCTCGGCATCCGGATTGATATTGGCCTCCCTGGCCGTCCGCCTGGCGACCTCCTTGAACAGCACCACGTGATCGGCCTCGCCGCCCTTGGCAGAGTGGATGGTGGAAAGCCAAACTCTCGGGCGTGCTTTCAACCGTTCGCCCCGCTGTCTCATTCGAACGATGTAGCCCACGTCGTCCCTGGGGAGGCGGTCCATGGCCTCGTGCCATATCGCCTCCGTGAGCAGGCCGCCCCTCTGCCTCAGATCGGTCATGGACAGCTCTTCCGAGTCGTCCATGCCCGGCAGCTCCTTGAAGCCGCGGGCTATCCTGGCGCCGGACGACATGTGCCGGTAGATCTCCTGGCACGCGCCGACCGGGAGGGACGCGCCCTGGCGCAGGCGCTCCCAGTGCGTTATGGCCTCCAGGATACCCGGGGCGATCGAGGGATAACCCGACTTCTCGTACAGCACGCCCTGCCTGCGCAGCGTGGGGATCACCTGGTCGCGCAGCACAAAGGCGTTGCGGGCCAGGACCAGGATCGGCGGGCTGTTGCCGCCGGTGTCGGGGTCGTCCCAGGAGAGCTCCTCGGCGGAGACTGCGTGGCCGACGACGCCCTCCGAGTCGCGGGCCTTCCACTCCTTGGGCCGCCGATTGTGGACCCGGTCGATGATGCTGCTGGCCAGGGCCTGCACCTTGCGTGGCACGCGGTAGCTCTGGTCCAGGACCCTCACGGTGCCGGGAAGGCTTATCAGGTGCTCGACATCGGCCCCGCTCCAGGAAAAGATGGCCTGGTCATCGTCGGCTCCGACAACGACACGGCGGCACGACCGGGCCATGAGGCCGATGACCTGCCATTGTAAAAAACTCGAATCCTGACTTTCGTCGCAGAGCAGCACCTCTAGACCTAAATCTCGATCCGCAGCGACGAACTCAGACAGCATGTCGGTGTAGTCCATGAGACCACGTTCGCGCTTGAACTGTGCCAGGGCGGCGGCGACCCGCTCTACCTCCCGCCACGGCAGGTTATCGCTGATCTCGTGGTACTCGTCCCTGAGACTCGTGCCCTTGACCCGCGAGAGGTTCTCCATGAAGATGATTCGGTCACCGAGCTCAAAGCCCGACATCGTGCCGTCGTCGGTCCAGCGACCTGTGATGCGTATTCCCGCGTAGTGACCAAACTCCTGCAGGCGCCGTCCCTCCAGGACGTCATCGCGCCGCATACCAAGCCGACGAAAACAAGTGCTGTGAATTGTTCTAAACCACGGGAATCGCGATCGGGGAAGGTTGAAGCGCGTCGCGGCGCGTTCGGCCGCCTCGTCCGCCGCCTTCCTGGTGAAGCTGACGAACCCGATCTTCTCGGGCTCGGTGCCCCTGGCCAGCTCCTCGTCTACAATGTCGAGTAGTGACGTAGTTTTTCCACAACCGGGAGGGCCGAGGATGATCTCCGGATTCAAGACGCGGCCCCCACGATCATCAGCCGCGCGTGCTGACGCAGGCGCTCGACGGCTCGCTCCGGGCTCTCGGTCATGAACAATTGCTGAAGCACGGCGCCAGTACGAGGTTTAAATTGAGGCAACTGAGTATAAGTCTGGATGAGGTGAGCATATTCGTCACCGTAGAATGCCACAAACATTTCCTCGGTGGCGTCGGCCTCTAGCGGCGTGATCTCAAGGTCGCAGTCCACACGTCCGGGCCTGATGAGCGCTGCATCAAGCCGCTCTCTGAAGTTGGTGGTGATGAACATGATCAGGCCGTGGGGCGTGGCTATACCGTCAAGGGCGTTGATTAGGACCTGGAGCGCGCTCATCTGAGTCGCGGTGGACGTCAGGTCGCGCTCTGCTCGGGCTGGTGCCGCTGCCTGGGGCTTGCCTGGGGTGTCGTCGTCATCTTCGTCGCGGCTGATCGATATCATGTCGATGTCTTCGATTAGGGCGAAAGTGTTCTCAGGCAAGTTCTTGAGGGTGTCGTCGATATTGGCGATAGTGTCCACTGAACCGATACCTCGGTCAAAATAGGACGCTATCCCATAGATCAGCGATGTCTTCCCTGTCCCCGGCTCGCCGTGGAGCAGGAAGATCAGTTTGTAGGGGATGCCGCGCTTAACGTACCACTGCTCGTTGGCCACGAACCATCTTATCTTGGCAATGATCGCGTCCTTGGCGTCGCCGTTGGTAAAGATAGTATCGAGGCCACGCTTACGCCTCCTGATCGGAGACCCCCAGTAGCCGCTGGAGGCCGAATATATCTTGACCATATCATCGGGCTTGGGCAACCGCGCCTTGGCGATCATCTTTCTGAGGACACCGACGTCGCGGCTGAACACCGTGACGTGGAGCTTCTCGTCAAGTCTCAGCTTGCCCTCGATCAGCTCGCGATTGAACGTGACCAGGCGGCGCTCAAAGATGGCGACCGAGCCGCCGTAGCCCGACACCACGTCTCCCTCGTGGTCGGTCGAGTAGTTGCGGGCGAATAGACCGATCCGGGCTGTGCTCAAGACCCGCAGTATCTCGTGGTAGAGAAAGCTGTCCGAGGTCAGGCTGATCTCGATGGTGGTCATGCGCTTGATGGTGTGGTAGATGCGAACTGGAATGTCACGCACGAGATACATGACCGACCCGAACAACAGCGTGCCAATGCCGCCAATCAGAAGTGGGTTGGTCGAGGCGTAGTGGATCAGAGTGTTGATCATGTGGTCTGCTCCTGTTTCCTTTTGCGCTCAATCTGCTCCAGCCTTCCCCGCATGTGCCCCTCGACCTGGGCCAGGAGCGCCTCGACCTTGCGCAGCGCGTTGGCCGCGGTCTCGTGGACCTGGACCTGGGTCTCGGCGTCCTGCAGGCGCCCCTTTATGGAGCGCCGGATGTCGGCCAGCTCGATCAGGCCGTCGCGGAGGCCGCGCTCGTTTAGGTCGTCGAAGGCGAAGGTCATGTAATCTCCGCTGGGAGAGTAAACTTTCCTTGCCACGTCTTCCATGCCTTGGTCACGGCGCCCGTACCGGGAAACAGATCACAAAGCTCATCTTCCGGTCGCATGCCAAGCAATTCGAAAGTCCAATGGCAGACTTTCTCGGGCTTCACCCCGGTCAAGCCTTTCCTCATGGTCATGGGACAGTCGATCCAGTCCCGCATCACCATCCGCTTACTCACTACTGGCTTCCGCGCGGGTTTTATGATAACGGGCTCCCAGGCATAAGCCACCGGAACATTCCGCCTGAACGCAGCGAAAGTTTTGACCCAAGCACACCATCGAGCACCCTCCTTGGCCTTCACTAACGGACCTAGGAAGGCGAACGCTTCTGGCGTGGCGTGGGTATGCAGGAGCCAGCCGTCATAGTCAGAATCGAGTCGCTCGATAAGCACCGCCATATCAACCTCCCCGGCATAGTCAGGATGGTCTTTGTAGAGATACGCGCAGCCGATGTACGGCGGGTCTGCATAGCCGATCTTCATTTTAGCTTTTCCACCACGTCCATGGCCTGCGCGATGCAGTCATCGATATCGACCCCGTAGTCGTAGGAACCGGCACGCCCGATCGAGAAGACTCGATCAGGCATAAGATCGAAGTACTTCTGCGCCAAGTCCTTGTACCTCTTTACAGGCATCGGGTACAGCCTGCCGTTCGCGGACGGCGTCTCGATCGTGATCAGGGTCGACGTCGGGTCGCGGTGCCTGGTGAACTTCTTGTACTCGGTCACGCGGGTGTATTTTTCTTCACCCGTGTAGTAGCAGAAGTACACGTCCTTCGGCAGGGCGAACTCGACCGGCAGCACGATCGGCACGACGTCCCTCCCGACGAACGGGAGGCGGCCGTAGCACTCGTCGAAGAGCGAGTCGGGCGAGATCGTGCTGATGATCGCGTCGAACTTGCGCACCTCGCGCCCGACCATGGCCGTCTTTCGCCCGATCCAGTACTGGGACGGGCAGCAGTCGAGCACGACCTCGACGCCGTCGGTGGCCACCCTGAAGTAGTCGTCGTAGCCGTTGGCGGCCCTGGGGTAGGCCGAGATGGCCGTGTCCCACGCGGCCCTGGGGCCCTGCTTGATGGTCACGCCCTTGGGCGACCAGGCGAACGTGTCGATCTCGGTGTTGCTCTTTACCTGCCACATCTTTTTGGAGTAAGAGTCGACGAACTTGTGGTAGAGCGTCTCCCCGACCGACCGGATCCAGAACTCCTCGAAGTTCTCGGCCGCGCTCGCCGCGACGCCCAGGTCGCGCTCGCCGTATATCTGCGCGCGGTCGGGCATTCTCCGGATGTCGTCCTCGTGGATCGGGTAGTTGTAGAAGGCCTGGTCCTGCTCGACGTAGGCCAGGAACTGATGTTCCGGGCATCGACGCATAGGCACGTAGCTATTCAAGAATTCGAATAGCTCCGGCCTCTGCGTGAGGAAATGTCGGGGGCCGAAGGTATGGGGGTGGCCCCCGAGCCACTGGGTCCGCACGCCCGCGCCGAGCTGGGGCCCCGCCTCGACCAGGGTCACGTCCCAGCCGCGCTGCAGCTGGAGCTGGTGGGCCGCGGCGCAGCCGGCGAACCCGCCGCCTATGATCAGGGCGGTCTTCATGCCCTCCACCCCATCACGACGCACACGATCAGGGCCGCGGCCAGCGCGCCCAGGACGAGCCACACCGGGTCAAACATCGACGTCCTCCTCAGGTTCTGGGGTCCTGGGACCCTTCTGGTGGTCGTCGCGCAGGTCCACCGCGACCTCCAGGCCGTTGGCCCGGGCCCAGTCCTCGACGTGCTTGCGGACGGCCGGGGTCATGGCCTCCCACTCTAGGAGAGTGACCCAGTAGTAGCGGTTGGTCATGTGGTCCTCTCATGATCGCGAATCATCTTGTCTCGGCGTTGTTCAGCTTCACGAACATCTTCTCGTTCACAATCTAGCTGTTCGCAGTTAATAAATTCATAGAACCCTGCGCCGCACACGATGCAGTAATATGGAGCGCCGTCATAAGGCGTGCGCAACGTCATATCGCCTCCGTCCTACCCTTAGGTAAATCCAACTTGGGCGCGGGGCTCACGCACGACGCCGGCACCCACCAGCACCCGCACGCCTTGCCCTTGATGTTGAACAGGTGGTCGGCGCCGCCCAGGGCCTTGAGCCGCTGGGCCATCCAGTTGCGGCCCATGGACCGCTCGCCTTCCCTGACCACGTGGGCCTGGAGGTCGCGCAGCCGGAAGAAGTAGCGCGGCATTGTCGGGAGGCTGCTGACGGCGGTGCCCTCCTCGTCTAACCAAGGACGCCCCGATAAGATATCATCGCGGCGTTCCGCGGCTGCCCTGTTGGTCAGGAAGTCCTCGAGCAGCTCCAGGAACCTCCCGCCGACGCCCACCTCTGGCGGCGCCTCGATCAGGGTCAGGTTTGCCATGGCGTTGCCCACCAGCATGAGCCAGTCGGCATGTTTGACCGCCGTGTAGCACCGGTTGAGGCGCTCCATGCACAGCATGTGGAACAGATTGTAGTTCTGGAGCTGCTGGGTCGTGGCCTCGATCCGCTTGTCCTCGACGTCGGCAAACCATATCGGGGGGTCGGTGTCCAGCTTGGCCAGGCCCGCGATTGCCGGGAGGGCCGAGCCCTCCCCCACGCCGAAGCGCCTGCTGCGGCACGTCAGCGCGTCGCAGTGGCTGACCATGGGTTCTTCCCGGCACAGATAGTTGTAGTCCTTCTTGACCAGGCTCTTGATCACCGTCGACACCTCCTGAGACGGCAGCGGCGGCGTCATGTAGTCCTGGTTGGCCTTCTCAAGGCCCGACTCCCAGTTGTCGGGCGCGGCGCGCTTGTAGTAGATGCCCATGTGGAAGATCGCTCGCTTGCGGCCGTCGCCCAGCATCTGGCGCTCGACCAGGTGCTGGAGGCAGGGCGGCCCGTCGCCGAAGGGAACCCGGGCCTCGGCAGCTTCTCCCACGTTGCCGGCCACGCGCGGCCTGGCGGCCTTGCGGAGCTCTGCCAGGGACGCGATGTCGGTCCGCGCCTTCTCGGCGATCAACAGGAACTCCTCGATCGTCATCTCGGCGCCGGTCTTCTTCAAGCCCACCTGGTCCTTGATCTTGCCGCCGTAGGTGGGACCGAACGGGACCGTGATCCAGTTGCCCAGGTCGCCGCGGTCCGCCAGGACCACGGTCTGCTTGGGGAATATCTCGCACCCAGCGAGGCCCAACTTGGCGGCCATGTCACGAAGCGCCGACTGCACCGAGGCAGCCGGCTCTGGTGCTTTCAGGAACATCAGGAGGTGCAGGCCGCCGGACTTGGAGCGGCACGGCACCAACGGGAAGCCGCCGCGCTCGACCCGGTCTATGAGCTTGAGGAAGTCCTCGCCGTACTGGTCGACGTCGATCGAGCCCCACGAGCAGGTGCCGTCCTCGCGTATTGGAATAACACCTAGCGAAATCTTTCCGGCCAAGTGTTGTTCCCACAACGCCTTGGTCACGGGCTCGCGCACGGTTCTTGCCGTGGTCTTGATGGCCCACTTGAGGCCGTCCTGCACGGGCTCGCCGTGGGTGCCGTGAGCTCCTGAGAATCCGGCAAAGAGTGCCATCATGCGCTCTGCGGTTGTTGACACTGTTTCTCCAGACTTTTAGAGGTGCGTCTGGTCTAGTAGGCCCCAGTCGGGGCATTTGCAGCCCCTGTTCGGCCTCTCCAATCCCGTCATGGCGCGCCTTTACAAGATCGGATCAAACGGCTCTGCGTCTAGCACTGGGATAGCAACGGCTCCGTCGCCGGACTTTCGACCCAACGTGGCCCAGGAGGGTGCCGCGCCGCGCTTCGGGGGGGAAGCGTTGGTGGCGCGGTGGAGGGGCGGGTGACGCCCCTCCGGCCCGTTCGGGTACCGCGGATTAGGCCGCTATCAGAAGGGGACGGGCCCGTCCTGGTCGTCAGATGCTCCGACATCCGCCACCGGCGCCTCTGCCTGCTTCTGGCCAGACGCGAAGGCCTCGTACAGGGCAGAACCTCGCTCGTAGTCCTCGACCGTGTCGACCCACCGGGTCTGACCGTGGTCGCCGCCGTTCTCGGCCACCAGGACAAACCAACTTCCCTTTTTGTTCTTTTTCTGGATGGTCTTGAGCCTGTAGACGCAGGCCCACGACGGCGGCTTGGAGCCGTCGGGTCCCCGCTGGGAGTTCATCATGAACATCCAGGACCGCGACGTGGAGTGCCCGGTCGAGGTGAGCGGGAGGACGTAGGGGATCGGGCCGTCGGCCGTCACGACGTAGCCGGCGTGGTTGCGGGTCTCGACCAGCTCGTTGCCGTCGGGGGTCCTGAACTTGACCAGGGCCGGGTTCTTGGGGTCCACGGTCTTGACCGCGTTGGCGGGGAGGGTCTTGTGGCGCGCCACGAAGCCGCCGCCGTCGTCGCGGGGGATCCACTCGCCCACGTCGTGCCAGAACGAGCAGGGCTGGAAAACGATGCCCTCGTCGCCTTTCACGATCGGGGACGGCGCGCCACGGAGCCAGATGTCGCCCGCCTCGGCGCCCTCGATGTAGCGGGGGTCTCGCTTGTCGACCTGGGGGCTCAGGGGCTGGAGGACGTAGATCAGCGGTACCTGGTTGTCGGCCTGGTCGGTCGACACGCCCTTGCCAGAGTCGGCCTTGAGCTTGTCGGCCAGCGCGGCCGGGGGGCCGGCGTGGATCTTGGTCACGTTGGTGCCCTGGGTCGGCGCCGACTGCATCGGCCCTCCTGTCGTGGTCTTGGTGATGTCTTCCTTGGTCTTGGTCTGTCCGAACGCCATTGGTCCTCCTGTTTGTGGTTAGGTCTCGTCGTGAATTGCGTGGGCACACAGAGAGACTCTGCTCCAGTATGCCACGATGAAAAGGCGAAGCGCAACAGGATCGACCCTGCAGTCAAGATGTCGATCCATGAGTTTAGCGAGTTCGGTGCCGCCGTCTTTCGCTGACATTCTTCGTTGCGCGACTTGATTTTGATAGTTGGCTTCTGCGCATCCTCCGCCCATGATCTATTCCTTTCTGACTTTGAGCTTGACCACCTGCCCCACCGTGGCCCCCAGGGTCTCCAGGGGCGGCGTGCGGTGGTACTTCTCGACCTGCTCCTTCACGAACGCCGTGAGCGTGTTCCAGGGCACGTCGAGCAGGACCGTGTGCTGGACGCCGGTCTGCTCCAGGTAGAGCTCGATGCTCTTGGCCATGGCGCGGTCGTCACGTGGTATCAAAACTGTTATTGCAGTTTTGATAAGGTCGCCGTGGCCCGCGCTGTCGAGCCACGCGAAGGCGGCCTGGCGCCGCTCGGGCTCCCAGTCCGCTGATATGACCGCGTGGTAGTAGGGCTTGAGCTCGGCGTCGCACGCCGGGTAGTTGCCCTCGGCCGGGAGGCCGACTCTGTCAACGCCGACCTCGGCCATGAGGTCGACCAGCTTTTTCGTGCGTATCTCGGCGACCTCGGCCTTGGTGGCCTTGATCCGCTCGTCGAGGTCGGCGATCTCTTTTTCCTTGTCCCGTAATTGGCGGGCCATGTCGCGGAGCGCGTCGAGTTTGTCCTCGGGAAGGGGGCTCTGGTTCCCGCGCATGGCGGCGGCTAGGGCGGGCGATGGCTGATTCATCGGAGTTCTGCCATGGCTGACTTGATGGCATCGACCCGGGTCCGACTCATGTGGTCTTGGGGATGCGTTTCGAGGTGGCCCTCGATGCTCTTGAGCTGGCGCTCCAGCTTGGACCGCGACCGGGGCTTGGCGGTGTTCGACCGCCGGTAGTCGCTGCCGTAGTCCCACCGGTGCGGGTGGATGCTCATGTTCGGGCTTTTCATAACTGCTCTCCTGTGCAGGTCGAGATACTACCCTCCAAGGGGAGGGTAGTAAAGCGCTCAGTTCGGCAGGCTGAAGTCGGCGATCACGGCCGGCGCGGCGCTGTCGAAGCCCACGACATCCATCATGCCGCCGTCCTGGGGGTCGGCGATCGTGAAGCCAGTGGACGTCATTCCTGCCACGACCAGCCTGGCCGCGATTCCCCGGCCCTGGCGGTAGTGCTGCAGCGCCTTGGACGGGTGAACGTGGCCGGCCCACGTCTCGTTGTCCGTGAATATCTGGAACACGTCGACGTCGACCTTGTTCTCCAGGGCCCATAGCATCGGCAAGGCGCAGTCGGTGCCGCCGCCGTTGACGTTGCGGGTCTTCTCGGTCACGTCGCTCAGGCTCATCTTGGCGGTCAGCCGCAGGTCGCGCAAGCCCCGGTCGAAGGCCATGACGTGCCAGTTCTTCTCGGCCCTCATGGTCGCCATGGCCATGGCCGCGGCGCCCTCGCACACGGTCAGCGGCGAGCCCATGAGCGGAGACGACATCGATCCCGACACGTCCAGCCCGATCAGGGTCCGGGCGCCGGAAGGCGCGATAGTGGCGAAGGACGCGTAGAAGGCGGCCTCAAGCGCGTCCTGGACCACCGGCATCGGGGTCCAAGAAGCCTTTCCCAGGTGGCCGTGGCCCTGGTTGTAGGTCGCCAGAGCCAGGAGGATGTTGAACGGGTGCAGGCGAGCCTTCTTGATCTCGGCAGCGTCGCCCAGGCGGTCGGCCACCAGCCGCGCCTCCGACGACAGGGGCGCGATCACGCCGGACCCGGTCATGATGCCCAGCTGGCGCACCAGGGCGCCCAGGCCCATGAACGGGAGGAGGGCGCGCGTGACCTCCGGGCTGCGGACGAACTCGGTCGGCAGCGCCTCCCACGGCAGTACCGTGGCGTACTTGGCGACGGTCGCGGCGTCGGTGGCCGCCATGGCACCCACGTGCTGGCGGATGATGAGCGGGCACGCCTCGATCTGGTCGGGGAGCCAGTCCTGCTTGCCACGCGCCCAGCGATACACGGCCGCTCTCTCGGGAGAGCCGAGGGAGCGCGCGTGGCTCGACTCGATCAGGCGCTTGTGGGTGTAGGACTCGCGCTGGCGGTACTTGACGACCTGGTAGGCCAGGTTGTCCGGCGTCCGGCTCTCGTACCAGGCTGCCACGGCGCGCTTCATCGCGCGTCCCCAGCCGCGGCCCAGGGCCCGGCAGCAGTCGACGAACATAAAGAGGTGGGTCGAGGTGCGGCAGACCGCCGGCATAGCGCCCAGGGCTGCGGCTCGCACTGCCGGGAGGGCGTTCGAGGCGCCCAGGGCCAGAGCGAAGATCGCGGGGTCGTTCTTCGGGGCTCGGCCGTCCTTGGAGATGTCCGCGATGACGGCGGCCGTCCGCTCCGGGTTGGCCTTCCAGCACCGCTCGACGCACGCGGCGTTCTCGCGCGTGAGGTCGCGGGCCTTCTGGTAGTATGTCGACGAGTCGCTGCCGAGGATCAGGAAGCGCTCCAAGCGCTTCCAGTCGTCCAGCGCGTAGACGAAGCCACCGGCATTGTTCTTGACCTGCGCAGCGGTCAGCGGCTCCGACTGCGGAACCGGCTGGCGGGCCAGGTTTGCGTATCGTCCCATGGGTCTACCCTCCTGTAGGTTGGTGAGGACAGGAGATGAGCGCAGTGTCGGAGATCGGAACAGACCTGTTTTAAGGGTCTTGGAGTCGAACCAAGATAACCGATAACCTGGGGCTCATCACCTGTCGTCACGTCGTCTAGTCGCTGCCTCCGTGGGCACGAGCGCAGAATCGAGCGTCGGGTTTAGGTGCTCTACCGCTGAGCTACGCGAGACCTTTCAGCCCTGCGGTCGGATTCGAACCGACGACCACCTCCTTACAAGGGATAACCAACACTCTGGGGCTCGCGCCCCGGAGGCAGCGTAGTAGTGCGGGCGAGCGCAGTAGGTGGATATCGGTGTGTCATTTTCCTGATAACCGAAGTCCTGGGGCTCGCCCACGAACAGCACTATAGCCTATCGCCTGGGGGCCGTAAAGCCCTTTTTTCGATCATTGTGATTGGCCCAGAATAGTGGCGAGAGTGCAAGGTGTCGAACCCTGGTCTTCGGTTTTGGAGACCGACGTTCTGCCGTTGAACCACACTCCCGTACCGGCTGCTGGTATCGATCCAGCCTGACAGGTTCCACAGACCTGCGCCATCACCTGATCGGCCTAACCGGCTCATTGGTCGCTCGTGCCGGGGTCGAACCGGCCTGGACCTCCTTATGAGAGAGGACCCCTGCCCCACCGAGGTCGAGCGTTGTTGGCAGCGGGCGAGGGTGCCGACCCCTCTTGGCGGGTTTCAAAGACCCGCTTCCTTGCCGAAGGTCCCGCAACAAAGATGGAGCCACGTATCAGATTCGAACTGATGTTCTCCTGCTTGAAAGGCAAGCGTCCTTCCGCTAGACGAACGTGGCGTGCGGGCTAGAGGAATCGAACCCCTTTAGAACGCCTTGGAAGGGCGCCGATCAGCCAATGACCCAAGCCCGCGTAGATGGCGGAACGTCAGAGATTTGAACTCTGGAGACCTTGCGGTCTGCCTCCTTAGCAGGGAGGTGGTTTAATCCTCTCACCCAACGTTCCTTATCTGGAGATCACGGCCAGATTCGAACTGGCGACCTTCCCGTTAGGACCGGGACGCTCTATCCGCTGAGCTACGTGACCGCGATTCCGGGAGGATTCGAACCTCCGTCAAAGTCCGCTTAGAAGGCGGATGCCTATCCATTCGAGCCACGGAACCGTATTGGAGAGCAGAGACAGAATCGAACTGTCGTAAACGCTTTTGCAGAGCGCTCCCTAACCACTCGGGCATCTGCTCGTATTGGCACCCCTTGATGGTATCGATCCACCGTCTGCACGTTCAGAGCGTGCCGTCCTACCTTTGAACGAAAGAGGCAGTTGGTCTGTGCGGCGGGAATCGAACTCGCGACATCCTGCTCCCAAAGCAGGCGCTCTACCAGCCTGAGCTACGCACAGTTAGGTGGTCTTCCCGACAGGGGTCGAACCTGCATTCCTCCCGGTTCGTAGCCGGGCGCTCCTCCATTGAGCTACGAGAAGATAGTGGAGTCTCCAGCGGGATTTAAACCCGCGTTCTCGCCGTGAGAGGGCGATTTCCTGGGTCGCTAGAAGATGGAGACGTGTTGGCTGCCGTCCCCGGATTCGAACCGGGCTAATCATCGCTTAACAGGCGAGTCCGTGCACCTAGCTCGGCTTTACGGCAATAGATATGGTGGACCGACTCAGAGTTGAACTGAGAACGAGATGCTTGCAAGGCGTCCCTGCTTCCCGAAGCCCGGCCCGATGTGGTGTCTCATCGTGGTTTCGATCCACGCTCTTCTGCTCTTCAGGCAGACGCTTTCACCAGATTAGCTTATGAGACGAATTGGAGCGGACGATCAGAATCGAACTGACGACATCAACCTTGGCAAGGTTGCGCTCTGCCCCTGAGCTACGTCCGCGTGGTGGGTGTCCCGAGGATCGAACTCGGCGTGCCCGAAGGCGGAGCTTTTACAGAGCCCCTCAGTCACCAGACTTGACGACACCCGTAGTTGGTTGCGGAGGTGAGAATCGAACTCACTAGGTTACGAGCTTATGAGGCTCGTTAGCTCCCGGTGCTTTTCTCCGCGTTAAACTTTAAACCTTTATTCCAAGGCACGCGGCCCTTGAATGCTGCGCTAAGTTTTGCCTTTGTTTCTTCTGATCTATGCTTTCCAGTCATAGATGTTCGGATATTTTCTTTCCATTCAGAAGAAAGTTTCTCTCCTTTTACAGGATGACGTGTTTTCGATAGTATGTGATCTGCGCCGCGTGGAACAATGACTTTTATCTTTACAGGTTTGGGCTTAAACACCTTGACGTCATGGCCGCGTTGTTTTCTTGTTTCTTTGATTTTTTGCACAGTCAAATCAGAGTGCTTACGGCCACGAAAATGAGGTCCACCCTCACCACCAGGCCCCAAATTGTAAGACAGTTCGTAATCAGGAACAACAAGAATACGTTCTGCTAAATTCATTTGCCACTCAAATTCGAAAGTATAAAGAACACGCTTAGTAAAGTTTTCTCTACCATATTTTGATATAGCTCGATAAATTGCTATACCTGACCCCATATATGTGTCGTATGGCTCATCGGTCTGATGCTTCCCAACATAAGTTTTACCATTGAGCGTATTTGTCGTCTGGTAGATAGTGTACATCATAGACATGTCCTATCGTAATTGTGCCAGGCTACTAACTCCATGGCTTCGCTACAGTACGTCCGTGCTTGCGAGATAATGGTGGCGGAGGAGGGGTAGATTCGAACTCCATGCCCAATGGGCACCCTTGCTTTTCAAGAGCACGACGGAAACCCTTCCGCTTCTCTCCTCCGTATTGGCCGTCTCTGCCGGATTCGAACCGGCGACCCCCGCCTTCGGAGGGCGGCGCGCTGTCCACTACGCTAAGAGACGTCGTTCTCGCTGAGACTTGAGTCCCAGTACAAAAAATCCAGCCAGGTTTCGTGCAGGTAGCTCGGCGGGAAGGCGCGCTTCGCCGCCATCAATTCCCCGGCAGTCGGCACCCTGGGCTGCCTCAACGGCCTCATGACCGTGGCGTCGTCCTTGAGCACGTTGCACGGTGAGCACGCCGCGACGACATTGTCCCAGGACGTCTGGCCTCCCTGGCTCCGCGGCACGACGTGGTCGAATGTGAGGTCGGCCGACGCGTGCTTCTGGCCGCAGTACTGGCACCTGAACCTGTCGCGCAAGAACACGTTGAACCTGGTGAAGGCCACGTGGCGCGGGACCGGGGAGTACTTGCGAAGCGCCACGACCGAGGGGATCCTCATGGTGGTCGACGGGCTTCGCACGACTTCGTCGTACTCGGCCACGACCGCGTGGGTCTCCTCGTAGACGCCCTTGATAGCACGGTCCCAGGGCAGCGTCGACAACGGGAACAGGTTGAGCGGCTGGAAGTCCGCGTTGAGCAGCAGCGCGGGGTGGTTCTTCATGAGAGTCTCCTCGCGCTTGTTGGTGGGCCAGTTTGGAATCGAACCAACGTCAGACCGTTATGAGCGATCGGCTCGGCCACTGAGCTACAGGCCCGTAAATGGTCAGAATGGCTGGTCTCGAACCAGCGGCCTCCTGTTCCCGAAACAGGCGCTCTGCCTACTGAGCTACATTCTGTGGCGCTCTGTAAGGGAATCTAACCCTCCTCAATCCGTAGACAGCGGATCCGCCTCGACAGATGCGTAACAGAGCAATTGGTGTCCACGGTCAGATTTGAACTGACACGCCGTAAGGCGCGACCTCCTCAAGGTCGTGCGTCTACCGTTTCGCCACGCGGACGAAGATCGTGTGGGACTCGAACCCACGAAGCTTTCGCACTGGTTTAAGAGGCCAGTCCCTTTGCCGCTCGGGTCAACGATCCGGAAATGGAGAATCCTGGAGGTTCCGACCCTCTTACGACTGAATTAAAAGTTCAGCGCCTATCCATTCGGCTTTACGTTCAGGATCCGTATTGGTGCAAGCTGCTGGAGTTGAACCAGCTACCACTCGGTTATCGGCCGAGGCCCTCGCCGTTCGGACTAGCTTGCGTGGTGCGTCTTGCAAGAATCAAACTTGCGGCCTTCTCCATGTCAAAGAGACGCGCTGTCACTGCGCCAAAGACGCGTTATGGTACTCCCTCTCCGAATCGAACGGAGTCGTGTCGGCGTGTAAAACCGATGCCTTCCCATCTGGCGCAGGGAGCGTGTGTGGTCCCCAAGGTCGGACTCGAACCGACACATCAACCGGTTTTGAAGCGGTGGCCTCTGCCTTTGGGCTACAAGGGGTTATTGGTGCGAGCGGGGAGACTCGAACTCCCAAAGCCACGGTGTCTGAGACCGCAAGGTGTGCCGTTTCCTACGAGGCCACGCTCGCATAAGTGGTGCCGCAGGCTAGTATCGAACTAGCTGCCTTCGCTATACCAAAGCGACGCTCTTCCGTTTGAGCTACTGCGGCGAAAAAGATGGAGCCGGGAGCGAGACTCGAACTCGCGATTGACTGCTTACAAAACAGTTGCTGTTGCCACTGAGCCACCCCGGCGTTCCCCCACCAGGAATTGAACCCGGTCCAACGCCGTACGAGGACGCTGCACTACCGTAGTGCTTTGGGGGATGAAAAATGATCAAAGAGGCGCGCGCCGCTGAGCGTGCCCCTCATCGAGGCAGGCGGTCGTACAGCGCGCGCCCAGAAAATTCTGAGCTTTCACGATGAAGGTACAGCCCTATCGCCACATGCGATAGTAAGCGCGTAAGAGGATCGCTCGGGTCCATTCTGCTCACAGATTTAGCACGCCTAACATGCAAAGTAAAGCCCCCAGGACCAAAAAAGTTCCTGGGGGCCAGGAAGTTCAACAACCACAAAGAGTTATGTGCTACCAGAGAGTGGGGTGATTGCCTGGGGCTGCCTCCATCGTTGGGGTTCGCTTGCGCAGCACGGTCAATGTAGCACGCCGAGAGGGTGCCGTAAAGCCCTATACCATTATATCATGGCTTTTGTGTGGCCTATAGGGCAAAAGGCCAGCAACATCACGTACATAGAGAGCAGTTATGCTTTATACTTTCCGCGGGGGCGTCACAATAAAAAATTTCTCTACCCCCCTGTGCAGTATATAAGGCGATAGGGCCGCGGGCGTCGGGACGCTTTACTACTCCCCGGCATCGGGCTACATTGACCAGCGAGAGGAGACCTGACATGAAAATCGCACTAGCAATCATCCTGGGCATTCCGTTGTTCTTTGCGGCCATCTTCGGCCTCAACTACTACGCCTACGGCACCTACAACTTCTTCGCCCCCAAGTACGAGGCGACCAGGCGCGACGTGATGCTCCAGTCGCGCGCCTACTCGGAAGGCGAGACCCGCAACCTGTATCGGCTCAAGATACAGTCGGACGCGGCGCCCACGCCCGAGGCCAGGCAGACCCTGGTCCTGGCCGCGCGCCACGAGTGCGAGGCACTCGACCGCTCGCGCCTTCCCGCCGATCTGGCGTCGTTCTGCAACCCAATGGGAAACTAGACCATGCGCACCAAGACCATCGTTATCGCAGGAACACTGTTCGCCTCTATCACACTCCTGATGGGTGACGGCGGGGACTGCAGCGGCACGCCGACAGCGGATCAACGTGAGCGACAGGCAACCGAACAGCTTACCGGCCAAGCATCCGTGCAGCTCGGCCTTCCCGGCATCACCAATTTCACCGAAAAGCGCCAACTGAAAATGCTCTACGAGTTGCGTGACAGCGCGAACCTTGTCACCTATGCGTACTACCTCGATTTGAATGGCGGCAAGCACAAGATTTGCCCCGCGACATCGGTCGGCTACGGACTGCCCTACGCGACGCAGTACAGCAATCCGCAGAAGGACGCCTTCTACACGTCGGGATCATCGCAGCATCTGGCGATGCCGCAAGCCGAACCGAATGGTCTTTACATGCCGGCCGCTGCCGAAGGCACTTGGGTCATTTGCCTGGATCCCGACGGCAAGAAGCTCGACCCGGTCTACGTCGAGCCGCGGGTGATCGTCAGCCCGTTCCCGATGGCCGCCAAGGACTGACCCTTGGTCTACACCCCCCGCCTCCCCCCCTACGCGCACCAGACCGAGGCCCTGGACAAGATGCGGGGGCGGGAGGCGTTTGCCCTCTTGATGAGCATGCGAACCGGAAAATCGAAGGTGCTCATAGATGATTGGGGTGGTCTTGTTGAAGATGACCTAGCTCAGGACCTCATGGTCGTGGCACCGGGCGGCGTCTACAAGACCTGGGAGACCGAGATAGGTAAGCAGCTTCCTGACTACGCCAGAGAGAAGACCATGGTCCACACGTGGCAGTCTGGCGGAGGGTCTGGTCACGCAAGAAACTTGAAAAACTTTATGGGGGCTAACGACCTCGGTGTTGCCCGGGTATTCCTGGTCAACGTCGAGGCACTGAGCTCGGTGGACAAGGCCCGTAAAGCGGCGCAAGAGTTCCTTGGCCAGGGTCGTGTGGTGATGGCCATCGACGAGTCTACGGTCGTCAAGAACCCCTCGGCCAAGCGCACCAAGTTCATCCAGCAAAAACTCGCACCAAAGGCCGCGTACCGCAGGATACTGTCGGGCCTCCCGACACCCCGATCCCCACTTGATCTTTTTTCGCAATTCGAATTTTTAGATTGGAGAATCTTAGGACATCGCTCGTTTTATTCCTTCCGCGCTCGCTACGCCGTGGTCAAGAAGATGGACTTCGGCGGCAGGGCCGTGAGCATCGTGGTGGGCTACCGCAACACCGACGAGCTGTGGAACCTGATAGCGCCCCACTCCTACCGGGTGACCCTGGACCAGGTCAGGGAGGCCGCGCCCCCGGTCTACGTCATGCGCGAGGTCAAGATGACCGCGGAGCAGGAGCGCATTTACCGGGAGCTGAAAGAGTTCGCGACGTCGGCCATCGAGGCCGACAAGCACGTCACGGCCACGGCCGTGATCACGCAGATACTTCGGCTGCACCAGCTGCTGTGCGGCCATGTGATCGATGACGACACCGGCGAGATACACGACGTCCCGGAGAACCGCACGGCGGAGCTGTTACGAGTATTGGAGGACTACGACGGGAAGGCGATCATCTGGTGCTCCTACGACCACGACGTGAGGAAGGTCTCGGATCGGCTGATCAAGGAGTATGGCGAGAGGGCGGTGGCGAGGTTTTGGGGGGGAAACCGGGATACGAGGGAGGAGGAGGAGTCCAGGTTCAAGAATGACCCGGAGTGCCGGTTCGAGGTTGCGACGCCCGCGGCTGGGGGCCGGGGCAGGACGTGGTCCGTTGCGGACCTTCACGTGTTTTATAGCTCGACCGCCGACCTTGAGCATAGGTATCAAGCGGAAGATCGCAGTGAGGGAGTTGAAAAATTCAATCAGGCGACTAGAATTGATCTTGTAGTGCCTGGAACGGTAGAGGAAAGGATCATTCAGACATTACGCGATAAAATTGATATCGCGTCAGCTATAACCAATGACGGGTATAAGACTTGGCTGATCTAGTCTGGATATATCGAATCCGTCATCTCGATTCGGATAAGTGTTACGTAGGCCAAACAGTTCATTGGACTAGACGTAAAGGTGCTCATGCTAAACTTCTCTTTAGTAATGAACATCACGCTCAGCGTCTTCAACGTGCATGGAATAAGTACGGTAGATTTAGGTTTGTTATTGAACCAATTGATCTAGCCTTCGGTAAGCCGCATGGGATTGAGCGCGAACAATTTTGGATAGACAGGCTCAATAGTTGTTATAATGCGTCTCCAACCGCCGGGACTTGTCTTGGTGTGAAACGATCAGACGAATTCAAAGAAAATGTACGCAAACACGCAACTGGTAGAAGACACACTCCAGAGGCAATTGAGAAAATGCGCAGGGCTGCGACTGGCCGGAAGATGTCGCCAGAATCAATCGAGAAATCCCGACAAAAGAATTTAGGTCGCAAACAACCACGCGATGCCGTCGAGAAGACTAGACAGGCTAATTTAGGAAGAGTCTATTCGCCAGAGACCATTGAAAAGATGCGTAAATCGCGCAATGGTCGACCACCATCCCCGGAGTGTATGGCTGCTCGAAAAATTGCGATGATTGGCTATCGTCATTCAGACGAGGTTAAACGCAAAATTAGCGCGTTCCAGAAAGGTCAAAAACGGACACCAGAACATCGCGCAAAGATTGGTGCCGCAAACCGTGGTAAAAAACGTTCGGAGGAATCACGTTTGAAAATGAGCATTTCTGCTAAAGCGCGATACGCGAGATCAGAGAATCATGGGTTCAAAAGAAACAGGAAACGGCAACTATGCGCTTAATAGGTGACGTCCACGGAAAATACGATCAGTACAAGAAGATCATCAAGGACTGCCCGGCATCGATTCAGGTTGGCGACATGGGCGTGGGCTTCCGCAGGACCCAGGGGCCGAATGCCGGAGAGTTGTACGCCAACCCGCCCCACTACGCCATGGTCAGGGGCGACCACAGATTCATTCGTGGTAACCACGACAACCCCGCAGAGTGCGAGAGACACTCGCAGTGGATCAAGGACGGTACGCTGGAGAGCGACGTCATGTACGTCGGCGGCGCGGTATCGATCGACAAGCAGTACCGAATTGAGGGCTACAGCTGGTGGCCGGACGAGGAACTGTCGATCACCGAACTAAACTATCTGGTGGATGTCTATGTTCGGGTCAAGCCGAGGGTCATGATCACCCACAACTGTCCGATGGAGGTCGGCGAGGAGATACTGATGAGCGCCTACAACTCGCGCGACAAGTTGCAGTCCCGGACGTGCCAGGCGCTGCAGGCCATGTGGTCGGCGCACTCGCCCGAGCTCTGGGTGTTCGGGCATTGGCACGTCAGCTTCGACCACGTGCTGCGCGGCACGAGGTTCGTGTGCCTCAACGAACTGGAATACAGGGACGATCTGCTCTAGGTCTCTTTGGTCTCGACGGTCCCGCACTCGGTGCCGTCGCTGACGCGGTCCTCATCCTCGTCCAGGGACCATCGCTTGGTCCTGGTCAGGCGCCGCAGTCTCTTGGGGGCGGAAATCTTACGCTTGTGTCGCATGACAATACCTCCCTCATTCCTTGACCGACACCGTACTGCGCTTGATCTCGCCCTTCTCGCGGTGGTGGGTGATCGAGACCATGGACCTGCCGGACACGTAGCCAGACGAGTGGTGCCAGATGTCCTTGGGCGCCAGGGTCTGGAAGGTCTCCCAGATGACGCCGGCCTTCTCGCCGCCGCCTATGCTCTTGTGGTGGACGTGGCCAAGGTAGACGTACCTGAATCGCGTCGCGCCCCAATCTTCCGGCCACGTGGCCGCGACGAAGCCGGGCATGTCGGTGGCCTTGATCATGTCGCCGTGGGCCGACGCGATCAGCACCTTGTCGAACCGGTACTTGAAGAACGGCGACGCGTCAGTGTCGATCAAGACCCGGGGACTCTTGGAGAAGAACGCGCCCAGGGCCGTGGCCAGGGCCAGGGAGGCGTAGGGGTCGTGGTTGCCGGGAAGGCACCTGACGATGACCCGCTCGTGGCGCTGGAGCGCCAGCTGGATGCAGTGGATCAGCAGGTCCACGCCGACCCTCAGGATCTTGGCGTACCTCCCGTCAACGTCCAGGGCGTGGCCCGACTTGGGCGTCCGGTTGGAGTCGTTGTCGGAGTGGAAGAAGTCGCCCAGGTTGAGGATGACGCCGGTCTTGGAAGACGGCGCGTCGGCGACCAGGGACGCCATGGTGTCCATGAGCAGCTTCTGGCCTATGGACAGGTCGTAGTTGTTCCCGGTCACGGGCTTCCAGGTGTAGAGCCCCAGGTGGTGGTCGCCTATGGGGTAGACGGTGACCGTGTCCCTGTCGGGGTGCCTGGGCGGAGAAGGCAGCGTGGCGTGGCCTTTGTACGCCTTGAACGACTCGGTCAGGGCCGCGGTGACGTCGACTATGGCCTCGTCGAACCGGGTCTTGACCCACTGCTGGAGGAGCCTTCCGTCGGCATCGGTCAGGGCCGAGACGCCCTTGATCACGTGGCCCGCCGGGAGGACGAACTCCTCCCCCAGCCTGCCCTGCTTGACCCACTCTTTCTGAAGCGCGCCCGAGGCGTCGGTCTGCCGCGACACCTGCCTGATGCCGAACCCCGGGATGACCGGGTCGGTGCCGCAGAACCCCCTCAGGGCGGCCGTGTGCAACCTGCTCTGGAACGTGGGACGGGGGATCCCCAGCGAGTGCGCGGCCCTCGTCTGATTGCCGTCGGCCGCCTTGAGGGCGTTGACGGCGTCTATGCAGTCCTGCTCGCTTAGGGGTTGCGCCGCCATCTGGGGCTAACGTACCACGGCCGCGGACCCCAGTAAAGCCCTAAGTTTCCCCGGACTTTATCGCGTTCTCCGTGGCCTCGTGGACCTCCTGCATGGCGGCCTCGACCTTGGCGGCCTCGACCTTGTCCCGGGCGATGACCCTGGCCTGGCGCTTGATCTCAAGCGCCTCCAGCTGGGCCACGATAACCTTCTCCTTGGCGCGGAGCTTGGTGATCTTCTTGGCCTTAAGGATCATCTGGTGGTTGCGCCACCAGTGCTGCACGGTTCTGGACTCCCATATCTGTATCGTGTACCAGATCATGCCCGCGAGGGCCGCCACGTACGGCAGGTCGCCCAGGATGGTGCCGAGGATGGCCCCCGCGCTGACTATGTCCGTGATTATGGTGACGGGGAGGGGGAGATGGAGGGCCGGAGGCGTCAGCTCGGGTACGGGGGAAGCGATGGAGTATCCTTTTTGCACTGTTCTATTTCTGATCCGGGATTGGTGACTGAATACCTTTTATCTTCTCTGCTGTCTCGGCGTCCGATATCGCGTCCGACCTGACGGTGTCCTTGTCTGACGTGAGCTGGGCCGCGTGCTCGTCGTGGACTTGGGTCCTGCCTACGAGGACGCCGCGGGCCGTGGCCGCCGTCTCAAGCTGGGACCGCATGCTGTTGGTCTCCTTGTGGATGGCCTCGATCGCCGTGGCCGAGCTGGCCGCGATGGTCGCGGCCTTGGCCGAGTTGCGCTCGGCCTTCCACGCCTTCCACAGTCCCGCGGCGGCCACCCCCGCGATGACCCACGAGGGTAGGTCGCCTAGGTTGATGACGAGGGGGGCCGCCGAGATGTCCGGCATGCTACTTGATCGGCAAGAGCGTCAGGAGGCTGCTCAAGGCTGGCAGGGCCGGGAGGGCCACGCCGCCGGTCGCCGCGACGATTCCCGTCTGGACGCCGAGGCCGAGCAACGTGGCGTTGACATCGAGAATTAACGGAGCGCACGCCAGGTTGAGCTGGCTCAGCGGCCCGTTGGGCGACTGGATGTTGGCCAGGAAGGCCTTCATGTCGCGAGCCTTTTGGAGCAGCTGGAACGCGCCGGGGCCCGCGGGCAGCGGGCTGTTGAGCGGGGAGTTGACTAGGGCGAGCAGGGCGGTGTAGCACTGGGCGCTGGTCGTGTCCGGGGGCGTCTGGGCGTTGGCGTCTGCCAGGGCCGCGGTAAGGTCGGCCGCCGAAAACTGCTGGAGCATGGCGAACGGGTTCTGCTGGACCTGGGCCTGGGTGAGCGTCTTGGCTGGCGTGGCGGTCGCGGTCGATGCCGCAGCGGGCTTGGCTCTCGGCAGCGGCACCGCGCCGCCGATTCGCGAGCTCTGGGCAAGTGCCGGGGTAGCCAAGGCCACCATGGCCAGGGCGAGTAGAATCTTCTTCATGTTCTGATCTCCGTTGGGGGTTTACTGTGGTTTGGACTTAGGTATAATGGGGGCGGTTAAAAGGGACTAACACGGGGTTTAGCATGGCACTTAAAAACACTGGGCAGTGTATGGGCGGCCCCTGGGCTGGACAATGGCATGTCCACTTTGCCGAGAACTTCGACGTGTTTGATCCGGCGATGGAGTTTAACTTAGCAAAAGCCCCTGACGATTTGAATGTGCGGGGCGCCAAGTTGGGTGAGTACCATTTCTCACCGGATCAAAACGGAATGTGGGTCTGGCATCCCACGAATGGGCACTAGCCGCCGATTATTCGGCGACGGCCAGGATCACGGCGATGGCGAACGCCGCCACGACAAAGACCTAGGCCATCTCGATGGGCACTAGGGGGCGACCGGTCCCACCTTGACGCCGGGCGACGCCAGCGCGGGGTCGCTGACCGTGACCTGGGCCGCCGGGAGGGCCTGGACGGCGGCGATCATTGTCTTGGGGTCGGCCGCGACCGCTGCGGCGGTCTGACTCGCCGGGCTGGACTTGTTGTAGCCGATCTTGCCGAGCCAGAGAGTCGCAATCGGGAGGACCAGGAGGACCAGCTTGGACACGTCGCCGAACAGATTGGCCATGTCGTCGATGATGGCGTGGACGTCGGCCACGAAGGCGGCAGACTGCTCCGGGGTCATGACGCCGAGAACGGCGGCCACGGAGGCCGCAGTACCTGCCGCAGCGCCCGCGTAGCGCCCTGCGGTGGCGAGCTGGGCCCTGGTCGGCATGGGAAACCTGCTGGCAGTGGTCTGGATGGTCATGCTGTGCTCCCAACCTTCGCAGCGGCGTCGACCGCGGCCTTTGCGGCCCCCGGCACGCACTGGCCCAGGAATTTCTCGGCCATGGCCTGCTCGAAGCCGGGGACGTTCTGCTCGATGAATTTTGTGAAGACGGCGGACGCGGCAGCGGTTGCCGCGTCGTACTGTGCCTGTGTAGCCATTAGCTTTCTCCTACGAGGTTTGCGAGCGCCTTGGCCACGGCCTCCAGCGCGGTGATCGATTGTCGGTAGTGGTCCGCGACCGTGAAGACCGACTCGGATCCGGCGCCCTGGTCCTGGCCCAGAGCGGACAGGAGGAAGGCCAGGTTCGTGCTGCCGTCCGGATTCATGATCTTGCCCCGCGCCATCAGCGGGAGGGTGTCGCGGTAGTCGTCGGACAGCGGGCGCACCACGTTGAACGGGATGCCGCGCCTGGCGGCCTCGGCCACGACGTAGCGGGTCTCGTCGTCTATGGCGTGGGCTCCGTATTTCTTGTACATCGCCGCGCGCTGGTCGGCGGTGTCGGCCTCGTCGAACAGCCCGGACGAGTAATAGGGCACGACGTGGGGCACGATCCCAGAGGCGGTCAGCGCCGCGACGGCCCTGGCGTTCCAGGCGGCGTCGGCGGACGCGGTGTCACCGGCGTGGTCGACCACGGTCGAGGCCACGGCCACGTCGGGCACCACGAGGTCGGGGCTCAGCCCCCCGGCAACACCCATGCAGACGAGGCGGGTGCAGGCGGCCGGGAGGACGTCACGGTTGGACAGGTAGAACTTGTCGCTGCCGTTTAGGACCAGCGTGCCGGTCCCGAACATGGTCGTCAGGACGCGGAACTCGTCTGGCATGCCGCACTGGACGACGGTGGTCATGCGATCACTTTCGGCAGCGGCCAGGCCGCCGCGAGCTGCTCGGCCGACCCGCGAAAGATCGACAGGTCGGCCCCGTTCTGGAGGCCGTCCAACGAGTGCGGCTCAGGACCCGCCTTATCGCCAGTGAATTGGTGCAGGAACGGAACGTCCCACGGCAATTGTTTCCGGTCGACGTCGGTCATGACGGGGGTCAGCGCGTAGTCGGCCAGCCAGAAGGCGTGGGCCGCCAGGAAGTCGCGCTGCGAAGAGGTCGCCTTGGTGATCGCCTGCTTGAGGGTGTTGCCGGAGTAGACACCGCAGGTGCGGCCGGTGGCCTGGTCGACGCCTTCCATGAAGGCGATGGCCAGGGCCAGGGTCATCTGGCTGGCGTTGTCCTCGTAGTCGAGCCATAACCCGGTGGTGTCGGTGGGCTGGGCGTGGGTCAGGAAGTTGTTGACCTGGGTCGATACCGGCTCGGCGGTCCCGAAGTGATAGGCCGCGACCAGGAAGCCCGCGGCCGTGGCCTGGGCGGCGCGACCTCGGTAGGCCGGGTCGACGTAGCCGCCGCCCTGGGTGCACTTCATAATGACGCCTGGGCACTTTACGCCGTTCCAATTTGACCTGGAAAGTTTCTCCAGGTCAACGGGATTGCCGTGGTAGAAGTCGGCCACGAAGCAGACCTGTGTTGGGTCAGTGAAATTGATCTGTGTCATGTTTGGCTATATGCTCCAAAGTCGATTGGCCATATCATCGCCGGGCCACCGTCGTGGCACTGGACCGCAATGAAGGCGCTGGGGTTGGTGAGGGCGCGTCGCACTAAATTTTCCGTCGGGTTCGACGCTCCGAGCCAGGTCGCGCACGGGCGGCTGATCGAGCAGCCGTATCCGTTGCGCTGGGCGTTCCAGGCGCGCGGCTTACGCCGGGGCGGCGGGTACTGGCCCTCGTCGATGTCCATCCTAGAACGTCCCCCGGCCAAAGCCGCGCTCTGGGGTATAGGGCTTGTCTATGACCTCGATCTGGACCTCGCACACTCCGGCGCAGCCTATTCTTTTTCCGGCCGCTACTGACAAGTCAATACTGCGAGAATGTATCCAAGGCCCACGATCATTAATTTTGACCGCGACCGACCTCCCGGCGTGGGTCACTCGAACCCAGGTCCCGAATGGTAAGGTCCGGTGCGCCGCCGTCATGGCCGCGCAGTTGAAACGCTCGCCCGACGCGGTGCGCGACCCGCACAGGCCGTCGCGTCCGCCGTAGATGGAGGCTACTTCGGCGTGGACAGAAATAGGTGATGTAAGCGCAGTAACAATTAGGATGATAGTTTTCATGAAATTGGCGAAATCTCCATCATCACATTGCAGGTTGCCAAACTACTTTGCGGGATCAGAAGTCTAAAATAAATGGTACCATTAGTGTAATACTGAGTGTTTGTGTTATTAATACCTAATGGTTGTGTATTATTGTTTGTGCCTGGAGTATTGGACGTAATTGTCACAGCTACTCCGCTATTAACAACAGTTACCCCACCGCCCCCTGGCGATGTAAACACCCCGCAAGTTGCCGTGGTCAAGGTGGCTACTGGACCGTTATTGACGAGCCTTATGTTACTAACAACATATTCTGTAAATCCTGTCGGAAGGACAACAGGAAGCGCGGTATCCACGCTCGCCGTGGCAAACGAGACGCCTCGCGAGAGAATTAAGATGCGCGATACGCCCAGCGACGCCTGCAAATTGTGAATGCCGGGAACCTGGGACGTGCCGACCTGGGTGAGGGCGTTGGACAGGTCGGTGAAGATCGTGTTCCAGGTGGCCGAGCGAATGACCTCGCCGGGAACCGCGTCCTCAGCGCCGTCTGGTGGCGTGTACACACCGTTGAGGAATGGCAAGGTTTATGCTCCCGCGAAGATGATCTTGGAGAAGATGATGGCGGGCGACAGGTCGGCGAAGGCCGATCCCGATCCCGCGCTGGCGTTGGTGATCGTGATGCCCGTGGTGTTAGGGGCGAGCGTGATGCCCGTGGTGGCGCTCGCGACGCTGGTGCCCGAGCCGCCCACGCCCTGGGCCACGATCTTGGTGACGCCGCCGCCGTCGACCGTGGCGATCTGGGATATGGTGTGGATGTGGCCGGGGTCGGTGAGCGCGTGGTTGTGACCCGGGTCGGTGAGCGAGTTGCCGTGGCTGTGGGCCGCGAGCTGGGCCGTGGTCAGGGTCTGGTTCTGGGAGCCGCCAGAGCCGCCCAGCACCGTGCCGTCGAAGTTGCCCCCGGCCGCCGTTATGCGGTTGGCGGGGGTTCCGCCCATGTTGTCCTGGCCGAACGTGGCCCGGCCGCGGCAGTCGGGGAGGCCGAAGGTGGTCAGGCCGTCGCCCGCGCCGTAGGTCGTGCCGATGATCGCGAACAGGGCCGCATAGGTGGTGCGGCTGACGTTCTGGCCGTAACACAGGTACCAGCCCGACGGGGCGCTGGAGCCGGCGAAGTCGTTGATGGTGCCGATCGGCGTCCCGGTCGGCTGGCCCGCCGTGGTGTTGAACCCGTTGGCGTTGAAGAAGCCCACGAAGGCGCCGTTGATCGCCAGGCCGATCTGGTGGCTGCCCGACAGGTAGAAGCCGTCGGTCGGGGAAGACGCCCAGGTGTAGGACGGGCCCGTGGCCGATCCCGGGTAGGCCTTTATTCCTCCAGTCATGGTCGTCTGGCCGTCGGCGGCTAAGCTATCGGTCAGAGCGCTTGCAATGTCCGAAAAGTCTGCGTTGACTGCCGCAGATTCTATGGTTGTTCCGGGTACAAACGCGGCTTCTGCGAGTGTAAATGCACCTGATCCGTTACGGGGCAATGTGGCCTCTGGTCATTGGCATCTATTCCTTACCGCCTTATATAGGCGCTACGTGTGGAAACTAATCCAAGGAGGCCTGATCGGTCTCGTTATCTGGTCGAACGCCGTGTGGCACTGGACCCCCAATAATTACCTGGCCGTCTTGCTGGGCATCTTTGCCGCGCGCATTTTGTCGGGCATCCACTGCCGAGTTTGGCACTACCGGAGAGGTCTGACGCCACCTCCAACAATTCCGTTTGGCTCTAACCTACTGCGGAGCCGGAATCGAAGGCTGGGCTTGAGACTGCGGTGACTGCTGCTGCATGAGCATCTTGGCCATGAGCAGTTGCTTGGCCGCGTCGCCGCTGAGTGGCGTCTGCGGCAGCGCGTTATTCGGTAGATAGCCGCGCTGCATCGGCCGCGACATCAGGACGCTGTTGATTGCCTTCCGCATTGCAGGTTCGACCACCGGGCCGACCATTTCGTGACCCAGCAGAAGCCCAAGAACGCCGCCCTCGCCGCCTCCAGCGGCACTTCCGATAATCGACCCCCCGGCCGCGCCTCCCAAGAGGGAACCGAGGCCCGCAGATCCCGCGCCAATGAGCTGATTTATTCTGCTGCGTTGGCTCGTGCCCGAGTCGGGGAGCGGGGAAAGAACCCCAACCCCAGGCTCGGCGAGGTTTGAGAAGTCGTCGTAGCCGCGCAGGTAGGCGCGCTTGCCGTAGACCGACTTGGCTGCCGAGGCCAACTGCGCCGGAGTTATCAGGCCGGACGCGGCGCCCTCTCCTGCCGCGCCTCTGGCCTTCTCGATGACTAAGAGATTTCGATAGTCGCGTCGCGCCTGGGACCAGGCACCGGCATCGGCGGGGTTGTTGGCGGCAATCGATCTTTCCATGGCGTCGTCAAGGTGCTCGACGACGTCGCGAAGCCCCGACGACGTCGCAGGATTGGTCGACCCCATGGCCGCCTTATTGAGCTGCGACCTCAGGGTCTGGTACTCGGCCCCGGTCATCATGGTGTTGGCCGAGGTGCCCAGGACGTTAGCGACGCGCCTGATGGCGCCGTTGATTGCGTTGGTCGTGTCCGGGGGGTACAGTCCGGGGACCGAGTTGTAATCGGCATGGGTGGTGCGCAGGTCGTCGGCAAGCTGCTGATCAGGAACCAACGTGTTGCGCGATGAGAGATTGTCAAAGTTCTGGCCAATGCGGTCGGCTGCCTGGGTAACGTTTCCGCTCGGCCCGATGGTGGCGCGTGGTTCGTTGACCCCGATGCGACTGAGCGCGGCCTGGGTGAACTGCTCGGCCTGCTGCTCGTTGCGGCCCGGGTTGAGGTCGCCCTCCCAGTACTTGAGTCCCTGGCTTCCGGTAGCCTGCCCCGCCGTGGGCTGGACGCCCTCGCCGCGCAGTGCGTCGACCATGGCCTGACGCTCCGGTGCGATGCCGAAGGGCGTGACGACCTTGCGAACAATACCGGGGGACACGAATCCGGCGGCGATGCGGGCCGGTGCCTCCATGGAGGTCCCGGCTGTCGCCTGTCCCGCAGCCTCGGACGCGAGACCTGGAGCAACCGCATACTGGACCGCCTTGCCGATCATGGACTCGCCTGGTGCGGCCATAGCGCCTGGGAGAAACTCCCCGACCGTCGATGCGTACTTCTCGGCCGTGGTCTGGGGTTCATGGAGCGGAACGACCTGCTTGACCGCGTTGAGGGTCTGCTCGGATGTTGGCGGCTCTATGGCCTTGCGCACCGACTCAAGACCACCGACCAGATTGCCGTACCACCCGTCCGAGGGGGCTTGCGGCGTCGATTGGGGCGGTGTCGGGAGTATTTTTTCCAGGCCCTTGTTCACGAGTGCCTTCGCATCTCCGGGCAGGCCCGCGATGTCCGCGCCGCCCTTGACGATGCCCGAGCCGAACGCCTCGGCAATGCCAACCGGGACCGCGGCGTCCGGATTATGCGCGGGTTCGGTCGGAGACGCGGCGCCGTAGTGCGAATCCATCGCCTGGGTCATCTCGTCCTGGGCCGTGCCGTCCGGAAAGTCGAACGTCGACCCGTCGGGGCCCGTGACCGTTACCGTCATTGCGAGATCGGTGCCTGCACGGCCTTGGGACCAAAGGCCTTGGTCTTGGGGTCGTAGGTGTAGTTGCCCGGAGCGGGAGGGGGTGGTGGGGGAATGTTCATGCCGGGGGGTGCCGTCCCTTGGGTCATGCTAGAGGTCTTGGGCAGTTGTTCCATGTCCGCCTGCCAGTCGGCCGCGTGAACAAGCGGCTTTCCGGTAAACGGGCTGAGTATTTGGTGGGTGTCGTAGAACCTCTGCTTGGCCTGGAGATAATTGTGGTCGCCTGGATCAAACTGTGACGCGAGCTGGCCCCACTTTTCCTTCTGATCTTGAACTTGATCGAGAATGTTGAGCATGTACTGGGCTCCTTGATTAGACATCAAGAGGCCCGGATTGTTCTTCATGCCGAGGGCGAGCTCCATTTGGGTGCCACGGCTGGTCAATTCCTTGACCATCTGGGTGGCCAGGGTAGCGTTTAGCTTGCTGATGACCTGGGACGCGTTGAGGCCCTTCTGGAACTCGTCCCAGTCACCCCCGATTCCCATCTGGTTGAGAAACTGCTTGCCCTGGAGGATGAAGTTGCCCCAGGGGCCGCCAGAGATGTTGTCTCCGCCGTTCTTGTAGGCGTCGTTGAGCAGGGCCAACGTGCCCCGGGTGTCGTAGGACTTATTAGCCTGCTCCATGTCAGTGTCAATGATCTTGGCGCGGAGTTTGTTGCCCTCCTCGCTCGATGTCTCGGCGGCCTTGAGCATTCCCGCCGCAGCGGCCTTGCGATTGGCATCCCAGGCCATCCAGTCCTCGGGCTTGACGTTGGGGCCTGAGGGCATCGGAGGCATGACGTTGGCTATTGCCGCTGGAGGTTCCGGAGCAGCGGCAGGTGGTTGCGGAACCTGGGTGCCCTGGGGCAGCGGCCCGGCCACGGTGACCGGGGGCGTTGCGGGACCCGCGCCCGAGGGCGGCGCATTCGCGGCCAGGGGCGCCGGGGGCGGCCCGGGTGGCTGGGCCGCGCCCACGTTGCCTGGCGCCTCGGCCGCGCCCTGGGGGCCCGGGGGCGGCGTTGCGGGGCCAGTCTCCGGCGTCTGGATCTGGATGTGCTCTCTCTGGTCGGGCCCGACCGTGGTCGTGGTCGGGAGGCCCATGAACTCGCCCTTCTGGCCCGGGCCCATCTGGCGGCCCGTGAACTGGGGCGGCATTCCGGGGCGCACCACCATCTCCCGGCCGTAGGCGTCGGCCTGGTACTGGGGCATCAGCGCCAGCTGGTTCTGGACGTACTGGGTCGCGGTCTGGAGCGCCTGGGCCGGGGGCATGCCGGTCATGATGAGCTGGCGGGCCATCTGGTTGATCGTGGCCTGGGGGCCGCCCTGGGGCATCATGCCAGGCTGCATCGGCCCGTTCTGGGCAACCTGTGAATTTGGATTCAGCGCCTTGACCGTGGCCTGGGCGTCTGGCGGGAGGCTGGGCGCCCCGAGGCTCGCGTACCTCTGGATCGTGCTGCCGGCCGTGGCGTTGGCGAGGTCCGGGTTGACCGCCATGACGTTCTGGGGCTCGATGGAGCTCATGGGTGCGCTCGGGTCGGCGCCCAAGACCTTGGTCGCGCCCGCGGCGCCGAAGCGGTGGGCGAGACCTAGGTTGGTCGGGGAGGCCTCGTAGCCGGCGGTCTGGAGCGCGCGGCCGTTGTCCTGGTCGAACGCGGCCTTGGCCTTCTCCTGCTGCGCCGGGTCCGTGCGGCCGTCGGGGGTGAGGCCCAGGTCCGGGTGCTTCTTCATGACGTCGGCCCAGGTGCCGTCGGTGAACTGGTAGCGGCCAGTGGCCGACGACATCGGGTTCTTGGCCTGGTCGTCGCCTCCGCTCTCCGCGTAGGCGAGGGCCGGGTTCGACGGCGCGTCGCCGCCCGACACCTGGGGCCGGTTGGTGTCGATCGAGCCGAAGCCGGGCAGGTCGCCCGGGCTCGACGTCTTGTCGTCGCCCGGAATTGCGTTGGCCTGGGCGCCGAAGCGCTGGCGCTCGGCGTCCGCGGCGCGGTTGGTCTCGACGCCCCCCATCAGGGCCTTGACCACGTTCGAGACGCCCTGGGTCCAGGCGTGGACCGGCTGGTCGGTGCTGCTAGACTTGAGCGCCTTGGCGTAGTCGTACATCGCCTGGATCTGCTGGGGCGTGGCCACGGTCTCGGCCAGCTGCTGGGCGCCGCCCACCTGCTGAGGCGTGGCGTAGCCCTGGGGCGTCGAGAGAAAGTTGGACGGGTCTAGTGCCATTCGCTTTCCTGCTTAGCCGTAGTCCGCCGCAGTAAGGCCCGGGAGAGGCGCGGCGGCCGTGCCGCCGAAGGCATCGCCCGAGAAGATGTTCCCGCCGCCCCAGCTCGGTCCGGCCAGCGGCACCGGCATGTAGGGCGCCGCGCCTGGAATTGCGTTTGCCTGGGCGCCGTATGCCTGGCGCT